ATGGCAACTTTATCCGCAGTGATTCTTGACCACCATTTTAAGGGTGATCGTACTGTTAATGTCAAAATTCGTATCACTCAAAAAGGCAAATCCGTATATATTCCAACAGATCTTTACATAGGTGCTCGAAATATTGATAATAGGGGCAAACTTAGATCAGCATATATAGATAGATATGTTTCACCTGTTCTTAATAGGTTTCGTGATTATTTGACAGAAGAAATTTCGAGGAGCTATTCAGCTCAAAGAATAAAGGATTTTATATTAAAAAAGGAAGAGCCGGTTCAGTTGGCGGAAGATATTGACTTTATAGCATTTTGCTATGAATACATCAAAGGGTTGATGGATGATGATCGAGTATCTTCAGCGGTGCCATTAAAATCTGTTGTTAATTCGTTAGCTGATTACTTCAAAGGCCGGCTAAATCCTGCAATGCTCACATCAAAGATTCTGGTAGAATATGAAAATTATTTACGGACTGACAGGACTTTAGTGAGAACGAATCAACATGGTAATAAAGTAAAAACTGTCAGCTACGGATTAACAGATGCAGGAGTATTCAAGCATATGTCCAATTTGAGGATATTGTTCAACGCATGTAAGTTTAAATATAATGATGATGACATAGGTAATATTGTAATTTTCAATAATCCTTTCGGTAAATATAAACTAAAGCCTTCCAGAAATAATAAAAAGAGAAATGTTGATATAGATCACTTAATAAAACTTTTCCGATACAAACCTGAAGGCAGGAGGGAACAACTTGCAAAAGATATGTTTTTCTTATCTTTCTTTTTGTGTGGGATAAATGCAGTGGATATTTACAAGAGTGATATGACTCCAATATCAGGGAGGTTAGGCTATAACCGAAGTAAAACTCAAGGAAAGAGAAATGATAGTGCGTTTATAAGTATTGCGGTTCCAGATGTGGTCGTAGCTTATTTTAAAGAATACAGAGGTACAATAGCCAAGAGATATAGTGACGCTAGGAACTTTACAAAAGCGCTGAATATTGGTTTGAAGCAGATTGGGGAAAAGTTAGGATTTATGCTAACATTCTATTCGGCCAGACATTCATTTGCGACAGTAGCTCGAAACAATTGTAGATGTACTAAAGATGACATTGCTGATGCTCTAAATCATGTAGTTAATGGAATGAGTATAACAGATGGATATTTGGCAAAGGATTGGAGTATTGTGGATGAAGTTCAGTCTAAAGTTTTAAAGTTTTTCTTCGATAAACTTAACAAGTCCTTCTAGTTTACTTTCTATTTGCATCAATTTTAACTCTAGCTCTGTAACTCTCATTTGCAGAGCTTTTTCTTTTACGTAACCATTTTCAGCTTGTAAAAGATCGTCAATGTTCATTCCAAAGGAAGCAAGAGCTGCAAGAACTTGAGCATTAGGTTCCATTGTGTCATTCTCAATTCTTGAAACTGTAGATTTATTGCCGTTAAATTTTTCAGCTAACTGCTCTTGAGTAATGCCTTTCATCATTCGGAAGGTCTTTATTTTTTGTCCTTTTGTTGCCATATGTATTGTAAATTTTGTGTGTTATTTCTTGATTCTTTAGAATTTAAAATGAAATGCTTATCTATCAAAAGAGCGTCTTCCATTATTATTTTTATACTTTCTGTTATACCTTCTCTTAAATCTTTATCGTCAATTGTTATGTTAATATTTATTATATTACTATTAACAAGAGTGTTAATAGTAATACTATTTGGAGTTCTTTTTCTTGTTCCCAAAATAAAGATCCCATTTTCCGGATGATGGATCAGGTAATTCCATAAATGTTCCAAAACTGCTCGTGTATTTTCAGTATCACACCAATAATATGGTTTTGTTTCATCCCATTTATTAGAAGTTGCCATTCTAATAATCCAACTCTCTCTTTATAACATTATAGATTTGTTTAACATCATCAAGATTGATTGTGAAATCAGGGTATTTCCTTTTATCCGGATTTAAGCTTGTTAGAGTCAAATCTCCTGTCTCTAGATTTTGATCCGCTATCTGCTTGACAACAATACCTTCTGTATTGTGAACAAAGATCCAGTTGGGCCACTTGTGACTATGAAGTTTACTAGTCCAATACTTACGATCGAGTTCTCTGCCAACTACAATAATTCCGCTTGGTATAGCTTCTTTTATATCTCCATTATCCATACTATCTCCATATGTTTCAAAAGCACGGTAGTTTCCTTTTGCAGGCCTATCTGTAGTAAAATAGTGTACTGGTAATTCTTCTAAAAAATGTGTATCAGTATAGTCTGTTAAATAACCTGCTTGAGCATACATAGGAACTAATTCTACTTTCATCCGGAATCTGCCTGGTGAGATCTCAACAAGTTCGCTTACTTGATCTTCTTCTATTGATCCTAAATCAAAGGCATTTCCACCCATCGCATTGAGTGAATTTATCTCAGAAGGAGTCATCTTTAAAAACTCGATGATTCTAACTTTTTCATCGGTGCTTGGGTACACCTCATGTTTTAATCTATTTCCTAAAGTTACTCGCGTCATACCTAAATAATTAGCCAATTCTTCAATTGTTATTCCGCGTTCTTTTAGGATTGATTTAATATACAATCCTTGATTTTTCATCTTTCAAGTGTGTTTTAGCAAAAAATATTGTACAAATGATAAATAATATTTGCAAATGATAAATATCAATATTACATTTGTATTGTCAAAGTTTAACAAAAGTAAATAAAGTGTGTTCAAAATGCAAAAGAAATTTATCAATCATTCAAAATTAAGAATAGTATGGAAGCTATAACTAAGCCTACTTGGCCTCAATCATGGCGTGAAAAAATGGATCGAATGGAAATAGGTGAAAGTGAACCTGTGGACCAAAGGGTTGTAAAATCTGTAAGATACATCGCAAGCAAGCATTTTCACTCAGCGAAGGCACGAAGTAAAAAGCGATTCACAGTAAAAAAAGATCCGATGCATCCAGGTAAGTATAAATTATGGAGAAAGGAAGATGATGCCCTTAAGGAAGGAGGTTTAAACAATGATTAGTTTACTAGCAACTCAAAGTAGAGATGTAACACTTGTTGAAAATCAATCTACAATAGCAAAGGTACTGCGGTCAATGGCAAAATTGACCGCTACCGAAATGCTGACTATGACAGGAGGGCTTAAACCATATATAAGTAAAGCTGAAGCTTATAAGATGTATGGAAGAGGAAAGGTAGATAAATGGATTTCAGATGGGCATTTGTCTATCAGTCAGGATGAAGTTGGGACCAGCAGTAAAATGAGAATCAACAGGGGTGAAATTGAAGCGTTGGCAGAAGCTGACGACTTATTAAGCTATCAAATTGAAAAGGATAATGAGTCCAGAGCTAAAGAAAAAATTGCTAAGTCAGGTAAAAGATCTGCTTAGCGAAGTACATAGCGCATTAGAAGATGTGCATGAAATTAAAGTTCAGTTGGGGATGACGGCAAACTAACCAACTGAATATTGTAAAACAGCCTAAAGGCTACACTTAACAAATATTTATTATGAAAGGACGAATTTCAACGGGAACTGTACAAGGTAGTACGTTGCCCGAAATCGGAAGAATTAAGGTAGGTATGAAAACCGAACGTGGTTTGCCTACATCATTAGACTATTTCCGGGCTACCGGAAAGTTTGCAACTCATTTCGCCTCGCTAGTGGGTGATAAGCCCACCGAATTGCACATTGCTTTTGTTAGTAATAATCTTAGTGAGGTGTGTAATGAGCAATTCGAGGCATGGGATAAAGGCAAGAGACTTGGATGGGGAGACGGTTCGACCTTTACTGTTTGGAATCCTTCAGGGGGAAAAGATAATAAAGGTGCCTATGAGTCTGATTTGGCACCGACCGATCCAAAGGTCGGTGCTATCAGGAAGTTTTTTGCGCGGACGCTGACTTTACGTTTTGTCCTCCTTAAAATGAAAGGTGTTCTTGGATACTGGACATTTCAAACGAAGGCCAAAGAGACAACGATCCCTAGTATTGTGAAAGCATTTGATATGGTGATGGAGCGTAGTGGAAGCATAATTGGTTTCCCGTTCTCGCTTGTGGTGGAGAAGGTGCAGTCGTACACTCCCGGTATGGCAAAGAACTATCCAATAGTTAAGCTTATCCCAAATTTCACAGAAGAAACTATCGAGCAGGTACGTGCCTATGTTGAATCGGGCGGTGAATTGAACCGATTAACCACCAACATGATCACCAGCGGAAGTTTGTTGCAGTTGGGTTCGGGAAGTGGTGTAGCTGTAGCAGTTGAGGAGGTGAAGTAATGGAATTTAAAGGGACAAAAGACCAGTGGTTAATTGATGGTAATTTTGACATGAGTGATAATTACCGAAAGTTTATTAGAGATTCTAAAGGCAATATTCTTTTCGATGTATCCACATTGTTGGATGGACAGAACAATAAGAAAAAGATTAAAGAAGCCCATGCTAATGCGCAATTAGTTATTAAGGCGCCTGAGATGCTAGAAATGCTAAACCATATATTGGCATTGGCGAAATGTGGCAACATCGTTGAAGCCTACAAAATTGAAGAACTAATCAAAGCAGCAACCAAAATATAACCCCTATGTCAATTACATTCGAAAATATTAATACAGAGTGGTTCAACGATACAGCGCTGAGACTACCATCATATAAAGTAGGCCGCGTCAACTTCGGCCAAGGTCGTTCATACATTCGTTTAAATGAAGATGGAATTCCCGTCGATAGTCCGCTACGGCTATACACCAGTCTAACCACCGCAATCAATGCTTGCGCACCTATGGAGCAGCCATTGTTGGAATGGTATGTTAAGCACGGATTGAAAGAGGCCGGCAGACTGCTAGAGCTAAGTCAGAATTATGGCACATTGATGCACTTGGAAATAGGCAAGTTTCTGATCAATGGGCAATACGACTTTGATGCTGTTGATACGGTGGTTGATGACTATTTGGCCGAAAACAGCTACTATCAGCCGGACACCAAAGAATGGCCTGAAAAGCTTCGCAATGATTTAGCTGCATTCATTCAGTTCTATTTGGATTACCAAATTGTGCCGTTAGGTATTGAATACGTCCTGCTGTCGGAGAGAGGTTACGGAACCTTGATCGACTTAGTTTGCAACATGACTATTCAAGTAGATGGCTACTCAGATACCGAGGTTTACAAGTCGGGTCCGAGAAAAGGCCAACCCAAAGAAATCAAAGTGGATAAAACCATCCGCGCAATCATCAACTTCAAGTCAGGCCGCCACGGTTTCTACCGAACCAATGGACTGCAGCTTGAAGCCGAGCGTCAATTATGGGAAGAAAACTTTCCGGATCTTCCACTGGATGCCGCATGCAACTGGTCGCCTAAAGAATGGAGAGGTGAAACGCCAACTTATAACTTTAAAGATTGGACTGGCGATATCACCACTGCAGAGGTCGATGCGATTATGACTCTTGCGGATATTAGGTATGCTAGCAAGGCTGAAAGTAAGACATACACTACCATTGGCGGGGTATTCTCAATAGCCGACCGTGAGAAGGGGCTGTCCTCGGTTATCCTTCGGGAGGGTATTGGTGAATTTGTTGGAAGGAAGTTTGGAGTTGCGGAGGAGACGATGGAGCCGATACAGAGGGGCGGTGATAAAACTCAGAATTACGTTGAAAAATCTTATAAGGCTGCTCAGAATATCGATCCACTTCCAAAGAAGTCTACTGTTATTAAAGAACCAGTTTCTGATCCATTACCGTTTTAATTATGGCAACACAAGAAAATCAAACCACAGGTCTAGCAATACACCTGTCCCAAACAGACCTGCAAAGTGCAGGTGCTGTTTATAATACTTCGATAGAATATCTTGGGAAGCGCAAATCGAAATTCGATTCACTTATTGCGAAGGCTAATGCCAATGGTGATAAACTTCCGAAAGAATTGGATGACGAGTTGATGCAATATCAAGTCACAAATAAAAAAGCCGTTTCTTCCATCGAAGCACAACGCAAGCCGTTTACCGAAAAAGCACACGCTTTCATTAAAGCATTCACAGCGATCGAAAACGAGTTGGGAAAAGACTTATACGACCCAATTCAAAAATTGCGTGACAAGTCTGCAAAGATTCACGCGGAAGAAGCAGCTGAAGCTGCACGTAAAGAACGAGAGGAACTTCAACGCAAGCAAAAGAGGATTGATGACATAGCCAGTTTGGAGACTCAGTTAAGGAATGGATATGCGGCTTTGCTTGGCGAAACAAAGCGTACTATTCTACAAGTGTACAGTAATTTCAATTTGGCAAACGCTGAGGAAGCCAAGGCAGTTATTCAATCTTTCGTCAACGCCAAGCTTTCAAATGAAGCGTGGGAAACTATTTCGTTGGTTGGATCGGAGGAGTTGATCGGCGAGGTTCGCACAGAGGAGCGTTTCGCTACTTGCTCAGCTCATTTTACTAGCGAGGTAACCAAATACGCAGAATATATCCTTGAAATGTTCCCTAATCGCGTTGCCGAGTTAGAACAAGGTATCGCTGACAATAAAGCAGCTGAAGAGCTAAAACAAAAGCAGGAGCAAGAAGCTGAGGAAGCTCGATTGGCCGCAGAAAAGCGAGCCGCAGATGAAGCAGCCAAAGCAAAGCAACAAGCAAATGTTACTGTCATGGTGGCGCAGGCAAATCGCCAGGAGGAAGCTCCAAAAACAGTTGAATCGTATGCAGTGGTGGTGGGCAGTGTAGATGGTTGGCGCGCTGTGATTGAGTATTACTTGACCAACAGCGGCACAACCGCGGAAGATCTTGCAAAGGTGAAACTAGATAGTATGCGCATGTTTGCTGAAAAGCAGGCCAAAGCTACTGGTGAAATGGTTGAACATAAGGACGTGGTTTATGAGCCTAAATACAAGGCTGTTGCACGTGTTAGTAAAAAGAGGGCTGCGTAATGGGGAAGAAAGAAATATTAAGACGGCTAGCCGCTTTGGAAGATGCAGTTGGCATTAGTGAGGAAATTGAGTTTGCTGATGGTTCAAAAATAAAAATCGATAATCGTGTTGAAGACAAAAATGGAAGAGTTGGAGATGTGTGTAAGTTTTGGGATTACGACTCAAGAGATTATGTTATTGGCGTAATGACTGGATATTCTCCAAGTTTATTTGTTATACCTACAACTTACTATTGCAATGGTCTTAGATTTTTGAACGCAATTAGATTGAATAAAAGTGAAGTGGTGGAACTACTTTTTGGGAAGGAGATTGGAGGATGATACACTTAATCTATATTTATTTTATCGCTAATGCATTTATGACGGGATTAGCGATCGGGTACAGGGAAGGTTTATTGCAATGTATTATTTGTGTGCTCATTGGACTTCCATATTATTCAATTGTTTGCCTCTATTGTTTCACTGAGGCATTAATTTGTTGGCTTGATAAAAAATTAATTATCAAAGGGTGGTACCGACTACGTTTCACTGACTACTTTTCCCGAATGAATGAGACGACTATTGCAATAAGAAGAGCTCAATATTTTGGAGAAGCCAAGAACTTAAGAAAAGCTAACTGGTATGATAGGTTCTTTCTACGTCAAATTGATAAAAAATACGGCTACGGCATCACGAAAGGAGACCCCAAACCATGAACCAAGTCCACCTAACACAAGACCAAGCCGAGGAAATGTATTATCAGATAAATGCGTATTACCTTTTCTTGCAGTGCGCCGAAAACGTTGACAAATGTTTCTTCGAACCGATTAAGTTTTGGAATCCGTTAATGAATAATCATCTGCGAAAAGCACGTGAAAGCTCTGTTTTCCTGCTCAAAGAGTTCAGAAAGCATTTCAAACCGAAGGACAATGATACCGTACAATTCGAAGCGCCTGCGGAACTATATCGAGCGATGGACTTCTTTTCCAGACTAGCACCGGAAACCATTTCGGATATCATGGATAACCTGGAAGCGGAGCATAAATCAAAACAGAATAAATTACAAAAAGCAGTATAACAATGGAAATTAGAGGTAAAGTACACGAAGTTGGAACAACAGAACAAGTGACAGAATCATTTAAAAAACGCGATATGATAGTCGCTTATGCGGAGAATCCGCAATTTGTAGAGTATATCAGATTTGAAGCTACACAAGATCGGACATCAATTTTCGACAACCTAGCTATCGGGCAAGAAGTCGAAGTATCTTTCAATCTCCGTGGCCGCCCATGGACTAACAAAGACGGTGTGACAACCTACTTCAACAGTCTTGTGGCATGGAGGGTCACTAAACTGGGTAATACCACATCGGCTCCACCATCATCAGGATATGCAGATATGCCGCCGGCACCTGTGGATATTTCCTCAGGAAGTGACGACGACGATCTACCATTCTAATCCGAGTCCGAAGTTACTAAAAGCGGTGACTGTGGAGGGCAAACCCTTTCACCGCTTCATTTAAAAAATCTCTAACAAAAATTTATCCGCATGACAAATCATGTATTGATTTTTTGCGCGCTACCAGAAAGTGAGGTAGTGGCATGAAAGTTATGCTACCAACATTAAGACCATATCAAGCTGAATTTGTAAAAAACTTAGCTGTGGCCCTGAGGGATCACCGGCGGGTCATTGCTTGCGCTCCGACAGGATCCGGAAAGACCAAAATGTTTATTGACATTGCTTACAAGTCAATTTCGAATGGCCGAGCCGTCGTTATCATCAGTGAGACTACCAAGATTTTCGACCAGATTATTGGTGAAGCAGGAGGGATTGAGATAGCCAACGGTAAAAAGCACGTCCATATCAAAGCCGGGCAACTATATATTGCAATGGCCCAAACACTCACGCGGCGCCCACTGATACTGGAGCAACTTGCGCAATTGGAATTTCCGCCACTTATTATTGTCGATGAAGCCCATATTGGGACACCTTCGAATATTATCCGTCGTTTGATCGAGGTAAGTAATCCGTATATCCTTGGTTTTACCGCCACTCCCGATGGTAGAGTTGCTAAACATCTCACGGAGCTATATAATACTTGTGTTGTATGTTGTCAGGTAGACGAACTAATCCAACAAGGTTTTCTTTGTTCATATCAACATCTTGCACGCACTAAAGCTGATACCGATATCCTCGAAATGCGCAATGGAGAATATACAGAGCAATCGCAGACCGCAGCCTTTTCAACCGCAGCGGTGTACGATGGTATTTTCGAAGATCTCCGTTCAGCTACTTTTAAAAAGTGTATGATTTTCGTTTCGTCCATCAAACATGCGCGTGAAATGAATGAGCGACTACTTGCCGGGGGATTCGAATGCGTAGAGTACCACTCCCAACTTGAAAATGGTTCCTATGAATTAGCAAAATTTACTGAACTGGGACTAGCAAATATTTGCGTATCGGTAGCGAGTTTGACAAAGGGTTTCGATGCTCCGGCTGTTGATTTGGTTATTCTCAACCGCGCAACAACCTCGTTACCTCTATATCTGCAAATGATAGGCCGAGGATCAAGGCCTGTTTGGGCACCCGATGGCATGCCCCTGAAAGCTCACTTTCGCGTGCTCGACTACGGCGGCAACTGGGAGCGTCACGGCTTATACTTTGAAGACCGCGATTGGGAAAACATGTGGGAGGTTACAAAGCGTTCCAAGAAAGGTGAAGGTGTTGCACCCGTGGCCCTATGCCCTTCGTGCGAATCCATCATTTCAACAACGCAACGTATCTGTCCATTCTGTGGACACGAACGGCCATTGACCGAAAAGGAACTGGAGCAAGGGGAATTGGTGGAAGTCACTTCGCATTACACCTCGCTCATAGGCAGAAAGATCAGCGAACTCACTCCGATTGAACTTGCCATTTATGCAAAGATGAAAAAGAAGCAGGTTTTTGCGACACGTGTTGCTAAAGCTAAAGAGCAAATGCACAAGGGCTTTCTTTCCGCATTCGGAGCTGCTATGGGATACAAGTCTACTTGGGTTGATATTCAATCTAGAATGATTGGATCAATGCCAATTGAATTTACTGACATACAATTACGTTAAATGCAAGAGCAAATTAGGATGGCTACTTTGTGGCCACAAATAAAACAGCTTATCGACGACGGGTGCTCATTGATCCCTGTTCGCGATAAAGATGAAGGGGAAAGGCCTGCAAAGACTCCCTGCATAAGCGCATGGAAGCAATACCAAACCGAAAGGATGGATGAGGGTGCTTTATGGCAGGCTATGCAAACCTATGGTACTTCCGCTGTTGCTGTTGTAACTGGAGAAGTTTCCGGCAGACTTGAGCTTATTGATATAGATAGTAAGTACGAGCCAGGTATCGAAGCACTAGTGCTGAAGGATATAGAAAAATTATACCCTGATCTATACCCAATACTTCGCATTCATGCAACACCTTCCGGAGGAAGGCATATCATTTACCGAATTGAGGATGGTGATGTTGAGGGAAACCAAAAGCTAGCGGGACGTGAGGCAACAGAAGCGGAACTGCAGGATCAGCGCAAAAAGGGTCGCAAGCGCTTATCTACTCAGGTGAATTTCCTAGAGACACGCGGCGAAGGCGGGTATTTTCTTTATCCTCCATCGATGGGCTATTCTGTCATTCAGGATGTGCCTATACCTCAATTAACTTGGGAGGAACGCTGCGGTATTATTAACCTATGCCGATCATACAACCGTTTGGTAAAAATTGAACCAACTCCTAAACCAACCAAAAAGGAAGATGACTGGTACACGACCAACCCGTTTGAAGATTTCAACGAGAACTGCGATCCTGTTCAACTCATCGAGGAATTTGGATGGAAGCGCACCAAGCATTTTTCGGATAGGTTCTTTTGGTTTACGCGCCCCGGCAAAGATAAGGGAGTTTCCGCTTCATTTAATCGTAGTAAGCGTGTGTTCTACATCTTTACGAGCTCAACCGAGCTTGAGCCAACACGAGGTTATAATCCTGCAAGCATACTGGCCGAGCTTCGTCACGGAGGAAATAAGAAAGAGGCTTACCACGACTTAGTAAAAAGCGGTTACGGTAAAGTTAAGAGGCAGATAGAACAAGCGGTAATTAAAAAGGCGGCAATCAAAGGCACCGGCATTCCATCCAACTTTAGTGACGAAGCAAAGGCGGACCACATCCAGTTAGCTGAAAAGTACAATGAAGATCATCCGCACGGAACCTTTTGGGAGTACAACAAGCAGGGGGATTTCGTTATCAACCTTGAAAATCTGCTCACTGTGGCTGTCGAGCTTGGCTTCAGGTCATTTAATGGGACCGTCGTGCAGGTCAATGGAAAGTTCGTTACAACTGTTGATGATATTTATTTCTTCGACACAATTAAGGATTACATCAAGGAGGATAATGAGGATGTGGCCATTGAAATAAAGAATGTTTACGAGCGATTTCTTAAGACTTACGGCAGCTTTATAACCTCTAAACGCCTTGCTGCATTCGATGACGAGGATATTCTTACGGATTCCGCGGACGCTTGCTATAAGTTTTATGCAAATTGTTTTGTTGAGATAACTGCCTCGAAGATTCGTATAAAACCCTACGAGGAACTTTCGGGTTACGTTTGGTCGCATAAGATGCTGGATCGTGAATATCATATAGAGAGGCAATCAAGCAATCTGTACGAACAATACCTTATTAATTCGACATCGGTCACTGGTAAGATCGATCCGCACGTCAAAAACATCATCGGATGGCTCTGCCACGACTACAACTCCGCGGCCCGCCTTTACATGGTGGTGATGACAGAGCGTGTTTTGGATCCCAAAGAAGGTGGAGGATCAGGAAAGAACATTTTTGCGGGCCTGCTGGCCAATGTTATCGGGATGTCTACAGCTTCGGGATCTATGGTCAAATGGGATGATAAGTTTTATGCTGTTTGGAAGCCGGGAAACCGACTGTACTTCGTTCCTGATCTGCCTAAAGTCATCGACTGGACGTTTTTAAAGAATGCTATTGAGAACCCGCTAATAAATAAAAAGTACGATCGTGAGATATCGATCAATATGCAGGAAACACCGAAGCTCTTGCTCAATACCAATTATTCATTTGCAGATGTCGATGGGGGATTAAAACGCCGTATACGCATTGTAGAATTTACGGACTATTACACAATTAATGGCGGCGTGGACACTGTGCATGGGAAGTTATTCCCTGCCCCAGGTTCAAAGGGAGATTGGGCGCAAGAAGATTGGAAGGGCTTTGATGATATGATCCTGCACTGCATTCAACATAATCTCGCCGCTAATGGTAAGATTGAGAGTGTTGATTTATCGGAAACTGGATGGATCAAGAAGTTCATCACGATGTATGGAGAGGATAACTACGATTTCATTCGCGACAACATCCAAAATTGGGTTAAATCGGATTATGTAAAAGCCTCAGATTTTCAGGTGCAATATGATAATCATATTAGCGAATTGAAGGAGCGTTATAAACTCGGTAAGAAGAAGTTAATGTCGGCCGTCAAGGAGTTTTGCGAACGGTACGATATTAATTTTGAACAAAGTATGGTAAAACGTATTGCACATGAAACTGTACGTACTCACATATTTACTGGGAATTGGGAACAATTTAATGTATATCTAGATGAGGATGACGGAATACCGTTTTAAATTGGCGCCTGAGCTTGGCAACTTTTGAAAACTTTATTTTACATTTAATTTTTCAAATGATAAATAATTTATACATTTGTATCGTTAACCCAAGGGGTTGATAGGATTGGAGTATAAAGTAGCGGCCGTCGTCGGCAAAACTTCGGCCGCTTTAATCACACTTAACAATGTAATTTATTATGAACTCGCAAATTAACAAAAGTAAATCAATGTATTCACGATGTTTCTTAAATGACACTTTAAGAAACATTCATAATGAAGTTCCAAATACCTCTGATAAGGTTTTAAAGAGGTGGAATGATCTAAAAATAATTTATGAATCATCCTTAAAGAAAGAAGATACTAAAGATGCAATATTAGGAATTATAATAATCATACTATCGATACTCCTTCTTATAGGATTAATAATAATTCTATCAATGATACATACTTAATACTAATCAATAATTCTTTGACGTGCCGTCATGCTTCCCATAAGTATGACGGTTTTTTGTTACAGTTTTTTATAATTTCTGTTACTTTGTAATTTATTGATAATCAGCTATATTACATAAAATTACAAAAATACACCCCTTTTTCCCAAAAACCCTATAATTATTTTTAATGTATATGTCATTTACATACGTATATCCTTAATTACGATTTACTTTTTTTATGATTATACAAAAGTTTATAAAAACACCTTAGATTGAGTAACATGATATTTAATTAATTGATTTTGTGTTATTTACGATGGTTAGATTTTGTAATATTGTTTGAAACTTTTCTTAATTTGCGTAACAAGTCACAGTTTTAATTATGAATTGTTATTAATTGTTGCTTTTTGTGTTGCTTTTATGCAATAATTAGAAACTATGCTTATTTTTGTGAGTATCAGGGAGGTCAAAGTACCTGGTTCATAAATTAAGTGTGTTATGTCAGAAATCCAGTTACAATCTAAATGCTTTCAATGGTTGTGGAATAACTACCCACAAACACGACGTAAGTTTTTTCATGTACCTAATGGTGGTAGTCGCAATGCTGTAGAAGGTATGCAGCTAAAAGCATCTGGTGTTGTAGCTGGTATTCCTGACTGTGTGCTAATCCACATGGGGAACGCTTACGGATTCGAAATGAAAACCCAATCGGGTAAAGTTAGTCCGGAACAGCAAAAAGTACACAAGGTTTGGCAGGATGATGGAACACCCGTTTACATCATTCGCTCTTTCGAAGAGTTCCAGTTTGAAATCTTTACCATAATCGGTGAACCAAAAAAGGAGGTAGCGGCATGATAGCATCAACCATCCACATCCAATCTTATCTAGCTGCGCATTATCCTGATGTAGCCGAAGAAATCATCACTAAACTTACATCTATAAAGTGCAATCCTAAGTTAGTTCGTAAGATCTCTTCTCTAGCAACTGCAGAAGAACACTGGGAATATCAATTAAAAACTATAGCTGCGGTATTGGTCTTGTGTAGTCCTGAGACCATTCATACTAAAAGCAAAGTTCGCAACGGAATTGCTGTATCTATATCCAATGTTCTTGGAGTTTCCCGGCAAGCAGTTTGTCATAAAGTAGACCGGGCGCGTCATTACTACCTCAACGTAGCAAGGGTTCGGGAGGCTGTAGATTATATTGTAAAGGAGGTAAGAGGATATGAGTGAGGAAAGGGAAGATCTTACTGAAAAGCAAAAGCTATTTTGCCAAGCTTATTTGGATAATAATTTCAATGCTACAAAGGCAGCTACAGCTGCTGGGTATAGCAGAGATAGTGCTCGCTTTATTGGTCATGAAAACCTAACAAAACCCTACATACGCAAAGAAATCGACCGGTTGGCAAAAGAGCAGACAATATCAGCCGATGAGACGGTCAAGCTCATTTCTGATATAGCAAAATTTGATATTAAAGATTACTTGATCACTAGGAAAGTAGAAAGGTCAGACCGGGTAAAAAAACCTTTAATTGATATTATTCAAGAAGTTAAAGACCAAATATCATTTGAAGAGGAGTTTGTCCGTAGAGTTCCTATAACCGATAAGGAAGCGCAAAAATCTTATGATAAGATGATCGCTTCTTTAAATGCTAAAGTTGTACGCCTTGAGATTGAACTTGAAAGAAATCCAAAAGCGCATAGAATTGTCCATGGTGAAACCAAACTTGTTGATGAAGTTGAACTTGACTTGGTAAAACTTAAAAAAGATAAAGAATCGGGGAGGATAAAATCATTTAAGTACGGCAAATATGGTATTGAAGTTGAATTTTATTCTGCTGCTGACATGGCAGTAAATATGGCCCGTATTTACGGTAAGTTTAAAGATAACCTTAATGTTGAAGCGAACGTAAACGGATCAATAAGGCCAGAGAATTGGTTAAAATTACAGGAGGGTAAGTAATGGTAGTTGTAAAGGATAAATTTCAACCGATTTATACTGATAAGGATCATTTCATCATTTTAGTGACAGGAGGCCGTGGATCAGGTAAATCATTTGAGGTTTCTACCTTTGTTACTAGACTTACTTTCGAAGCCGGTCATAAAGTTTTATACAGTCGTTATACGATGAAATCGGCAGATATATCCGTTATTCCTGAGATTAAAGGAAAGATTGACTTAGATGGAGTGTCGCAACATTTCACGGTTAAATCAGAGGATATTGTCAATGAATACTCAAAGAGCGAAATCATGTTTCGTGGTATCAAAACATCATCAGGAAACCAAACTGCAAACTTAAAATCTATTGAAGGTCTTACGACGTTTGTGGGGGATGAGATGGAAGAATGGCAGAGCGAAGACGATTACGATAAACTAATCCTTTCCATTCGTAAAAAAGGAATACAGAATCGTGTAATCCTGATTATGAACCCTTCAGATGATGAGCATTTCGTTTATAAAAAATATATCCAAGATACACATCGTGTTGAGGTTATAGATGGTGTAGAGGTCCAAATTTCCACTCATCCAAATGTACTTCATATTCATACATCTTACCTGGATAACATTGAGAATGTCAGCGAAACTTTTCTTGCTGAAATAGCTGAGATCAAACGTAAAAGTGAAAAGCAAGCCCATCAAGCAGCTATTGCTGAGTTTCCTGAGGTTCATAGTGAAGAATATAAAAGGGCGTACCACCGGGCTTTTCAACGTACAAAATATGCATATGTTGTTATTGGCCGTTGGGCTGATATTGCAGAAGGTGTAATATTCACTGATTGGGAAGAAGGAGACTTTGATGAAAGTTTGCCTTACTTATATGGTCAGGATTATGGTTTCTCTATTGATCCAACAACACTTGTAAAAGTAGCTGTTGATGAACGTAGAAAGCGAGTATATGTCCAGGAGAAATTCTACAGTAAGTCTCAACTGAAATTGCAGAATGTATATAATATGAATTTAGCCTACTTAGACTATCCAAATGATTTAATAATAGGTGATAGTGCAGAGGATAGGCTAATTGCAGACTTGGCAGGATTGGGTTTGAATATTGAAGAATGCGACAAAGGTCCTGGAAGTGTTAAGGCAGGGATAGCAGATTTACAAGATTATACTATAGTCGTTAGTCCCGATTCTCCAAATATTAAGCGCGAGTTGAAAACATACGTTTGGAGTGATAAAAAAGCTAATATACCTGTCGATTCAAATAACCATACTATTGACCCAATCAGATATGCAAAGCGTAGACATAAGAAGGGTATTAACGGTTTTGACGACTCAGTAATTGGAATGTTTGGGTAACCCCAATAATATATAGTTATGGCAAAAGAAATTAAGGTGGCAACTGCTGCCATTGATCCAAAGATAATTGAAGAACTAGGTAAGGAGTCAGCTCCTGCTTATGAGGTTAAGAAGGAAACCGATATAAAGGAGCACAATATATATGATGAGCAACTGAGGAAACTCAAGACAGTAGTCAAGAAAGTAATAGGGCCTGATGGTAAGCCTGTGATGATGGCGGATGGAAGAACGCCAACAACAACTACAACCTACGTCGATCCTGCTCGACTTCCTTTAGCGCTGCAGGAGATCATCGTTACCAGAAGGGTCGCGTTTATGAACTTGGGTAAAGCGAGGCTATATGCGGAGCCGGCCAAGGGTGCCCAGGAAAAGGCTTTCAACCTATTGCAACGTTTGAGGGAAAATAATAAAGTTGGGTACAAGGAATCGGAGATTGCAAAGCTGTTGAACAAGGAACTGCAGGTTGCTAAGTTGTGGTATTCTAAGGTGACTGATGACGCGAGCCACTGGGGAGGTTTGAGTAAGGTTGCTGTTGACTATAAAATGCAGATCCTAGCGCCAAGTAAAGGCGACACTCTTCTTCCGGTGTTTGATGCAAATGGTGATTTGACTTACTTCGGTAGGCAATACGATCGTCGTAAGTCTTTAGAAGAACTTGCCGGAGAAACCAGTGGTGGGGACAAGACAGTGAAGTGCTTTGATATCTACAGTTCTGATCGTCTTCTTAAGTTTGAGCAAGGAGGATCCGGTGGAGGAGCTGAAGGTGGGTGGATGTTAGTTGCATCAGTGGATTTGCCATACAAAAAGCTTCCAATTATCTACTACTCCAAAGATATCCCGATTTGGGCCAATGTGCAACCATTGATAGAACGATTGGAAACAGTGATATCAAACTTTGCTGATACTAACGACTACCACGCTTCTCCGACTTTAGTGTTCAAAGGTGCAACGGGTGCCCAAGCTCAGGAGAAAGGTGAAAGTGGCAAAGCTGTATTGCTGACTGGTGAGCACGCTGACGCGAAATACGTCACTTGGGATCAATCCGTTGCTGCGGTTGAATTGGAAATTGATACATTGGTGAACTTCATCTACTCTCTTACCCAAACACCAAATATCAGTTTTGAAGAAATGAAGGCGTTAGGCGATCTTTCAGGTGTTGCTTTCGATCGGGTTTTTATTGATGCCCATTTAGCCGCTAGTAATGAGATTGATGGGGGATATGGCGAACTGTTACAGCGTAGTGTGAACCTGGAGAAGGCGTTGCTGGCAAGTATGGATACTGGTCTTACTGCTGCATTGCAGGAACTTGCTGTCACCGTTGAGGTGCCAAGGTTCAAGCTCGACGATTTGGATGCTGATGTTGATCTTGCAATCAGAGCTAAGGACGGTGGATTAATTTCAGTGGAGACTGCTATTGGAATGTCTGGGTTAGTTACAAATGTGCAAGAGGAGATAAAAAGGATTAATAAGCAATCTGATTTATCAATTGATAAATAAATGTAAAATAAAATTTGCAAATGATAAATTTAGTTTTTATATTTGACTTATGAACCAGCAAGCAGAAATATTATTAGCATCATTAAAATTCAATGTATCAGTTGAAGATTTTCAAACTATTATTGATACTACTGGTGATTATTTAAATTGTGAAGATTTGATAGCTATTTACAATGATTACTATCAGTCAAAAGATGAAGTATGTCCTTTTTGTAGATCTGAAGTTTCTCAATTGCAATTCAATGAAACTTCAAAGGGTTATTGGTCAGAAGCAATTGATGGTGTAAATATTTGTTCAGGTTGTAAAGAAGAGGTTGATTGTTTTGAAAAACCAACTCTACAAGAGTGGTTGCTTATAACAGCATAATATTTTAAGTGAAATACACCCACTTACAGCAGTGATGCAGAATTGTGGGGAAATTGGGGGAATTAGGATTTTTCACATGACGATGTGTAAGTGTTCGAATCACTTGTCCTCCACAAGACAGCCCGGAAAGTCGGGCAAATGGGGAAGCTAGTTTAACAGGAAAAACAATTTGGAATTATGACTATAAATAATAGCGCGCTAAAATTATAGAAACAGGTTCAAGTTCAGGATTTGAAAAGTAATAAGTAAGCGTTTAAGCTGAACGATTGAAAGTTATTTTGATTTGAATGAATTAGCAAATAATTGGGGGGTCGGTTCCCTCGCTTTCCACAACGCATACAGAGAGAAAGGCTCTTGGTTCTTTAAAGTATTTGATTGAAAGATGGCGATTAGTAATTGCAGATACTCCCGAACAGGGTTTATTTTCTGGGTTGATGCAGGGAATAGTAAAATAATAGCATCAATGGTTTTCAATCAAAGAAATAAAGGATTAGTAGCAAAGGGCCTTTAAAAATCTAACAAGTTGGAGGATTAGCTCAGAGTGGCTAAGATGAAGCCATTAACTCGCAAGAGGGTAACCAGTCCCTAACTTGTTTTTAAATTGTCTTTTCATAATTTAGGTTTATAATTGGTTATTCCGTGGGGATTCCTCCCAAGTTTCTCCACGGTTTTTTATTATATTTATACCAATCAATTTTTAATATATGGATTACGAAAAATTAGATGATATTTTAGATTTTCTTAGAAGATCTCAAGGTTACGCAGGATGGGCGAGCTATACGCAAGATGTAGCGAGAAGGCAAAATGTACATTTTGACACTATTAATAACAGTACCAGTTATGCGGGATGGTGTAATACTCTTTTACATTTCGGTTTAGTTGATTATAAATTTGACGCAAATCTTCTCCATACATACATAATAAATCCAAAGGGATTAGACTTATTAAATAATGAAAAATCAACACTTGATGTTCATCAAGAATATATAAATAAAGAAATACTAGAAGGAGCAATACTTAAACAAACTAATCAAAGTTTTAAATTAAATAATATACAATTTATTATTACTGCAATTTTAACTTTGGGTACTTTAGGAAGCCTTATTATCCAATGGAAAACATTTGAAATGGAAAAGGATAAAACTAAATTAGAAATTAGAGACTTGCAATATAGATTAGACTCTATTCAAAAGCCTAATAATTTCAAAATAGATAATAAAAATATAAAAAACGATTAAGCTTAATATAATTAGGAGGACTTAATATTATATTTAAAAATGTAATAACAATCTAATAATATTTATCCATTTACTAATTGACACACAAGCATCATTTGATTTTTATTAATAAAAATCTATTAAGTATATAGGATTATTTACTTGATTCCTCTGAATTATTAAATTGAGCCTTAACTTTTTCACAATATTCTTCAAAGAATGATCTTGCTATTTCATGATTTGGATTGTCCTTATGATGACAATAAAATGTGTTAAGGTTCATATATCCTGAATAAAAGCAATGTTCCTCGTAATTAGGATAATAGATCTCTAAGAACTTGGTATATGATGACATCCTATGATTGAATGCTTTATAATCGTCTACATCATCAGAAGCATTGAATACAAGAGTATAAGAGTTATCAGAGTTTAGTTCTAAAAATATTTTTAAACACGACTGTAAGATCCTTAAAACTAAAATTGAAGGATAATTGTGACGTAACTTATATCTATTTTTATCAGTTCCAGCTCCATCTTTATAGAATGATATTACAATGATATTGCCTTCATAATGCTCAACCTCAATGATTGTTTTTGCTTTTGGCTTTCTAGGAAACTTATAGCTATATAATTGTTTTTTAAAAAAAGAATCCCCTTCTTTTAAGGGGATATTCATTATATGTTTTACTTCAACTAGATCAATCCAATCCATAAATAGATTTACGAACTAAAAAAACCTAAAGAATTACTTGATTTGACATATGGAATATTGTTGAAACGATCCAAAACATACTCAGCCAAAGTATCATTATTTATTATGATTTCATTATCACTTGGCTGAGTATCCAAAAGTCCTTTTCTACTTGCGTTCCATGGATATTCAGAGTGAGTAAGATCAACTAATTCAGAACCTGACAGATGTCCATAAGAGTTCCATATTTCTTCTAAATGATCTAAAACATTTTGGGGCAAAATTGTAGGGCATGGATAAAAATGGGCAATTGGAGCAATTATATCGCTTCTTCTTACAATTTTAAACTTATTCCAAATTACTGGTACTACCGGCCCAAATACCCAAGCTTTAATTGGGTCGCTAAATAATTTCAGATCAAATTTTTTAACATACCAAACCTGTGAATAATAAAGAAGCTTCTGCAGTTTAAGCGGAGACACTTTCTTTTTTACAAAGAAAGGGGCTATATCATTTGCTGTTAAACTAAAATTTACCATTACTCTTATGAAGGCTTTATATTAAAATCTATGTATTTATTAAACCAACTTATCAACAAAAAGTTTAAAACTTCTGTCAAATAAGTTTTGTATTTAGTTTCAGGAACTGTACTTTTGCAGCCCCTTCGAAAACAGGTATTGTTGCAAGTATAAGAACCTTTTTTGATAATACAATATGGGAACCCGTAAAATTTTTGCAACCTAAATAGTACTAAAAATCATTACTTTCTTTTGTTTTTTCTGATTATTCTGTCTCTTTTCTTCTCTTTACCTATTTATGCTGCTCTAATTCGTTTTGTTTGTTGTGTTATATATTATCGCTCCTCTCCTTCCTACCTTGTCTTAAATCGCCTTATTTAAAGCCGTTTAAAAAAAACGACCGATAAAATATTTTGTTAATATTTTGGATTTGTTACAAATTGTAACAGAAAAACTGTGGATTATCCTCTACAAATGATCTAATGTTGTTATTAAGCTTCCCCCTAAATCCTCTTCAACAGCAGCTTAAACTTTCCTTTCATATTATCATTAGTACCTTCTTTATCCAGGGAGGGAATGGTACACTCGAATGTTCCTTCAATATCCTCCGCTCCATTATCCTTTTTTGTGATCTTGGTGAAATAGACTTTTCCGGAACCGTAGGATAGGAGTGTATAGTATGAATACTTATTGTATTTGATATAAGCTATATTCTCATCATCATAGATACTATAATTATCTACTCTGGTATTTATAAACTGATAGTCCGGAAGGGATTTTATTTCATATGCATGATTTAGAATAATTTGATCTCCTACCGGGATTTTAATTTGAATAGTATGTTCAGAACTTTCTTTTGTGTTTTTGTTATGCAGATCCGCATTTAGAGATATGTATTTTACCCCTTTTGCATAAGATGGAAGGTTGTAGTAGTAATATTCAAACATAGGGCTTCTAATGGCTCCATTTAATGATAAGAACTTCCCCTCATGAATATAGGTCTGCCCCTTAAAATTTACTTCAACATATCTCCCATCAGGTAATGGGTTTCCTTCTTTATCACATCCCTGGAATAAGATCGTAGTAGCTAATAGAATTAAAATTGAGAAAAAATACTTTTGCATGGTTATAAGGTTTTTGAGTTAAACGAGTTGATAGCGAGATTTGCTACAGGGGTGAGGGAGTAAAATGAATACATTAATTTGCAATGCTAAAAATAAGTTTTGAGAAAAATATATTTAAGATTATTATACACACATTATAAATATTCATCTTTAAACAGTAAATATTGTTTGTTTTTAGCAATACAATTCTTTATTTTGGATTATCAATTATTAATTATAGAATATGTCTCTTTCAAACTTTTTTCGAATAAACTTGCCTTATGGTATCGCAAGAAATAGCAACAATGAATGGATAGCATTTAATAGAGAATATTTACCTATTGGATGGAATGATGTTGGTTTTAAAAGAAATGACTCTTTTAAAAATAGTGAGTATGGAGATTTACCTTTGTATACAAAATATAAAAATATCTCTAAAAATAAAATAGACGAAATTATATATGATAAGGAATTGATTCGTTTAGATGATAAAAATGAAATCGAGGTTATTTGGTTTTATAATGATAAAACTAATCCAACAGTTTCCAATAAATGGGATTCATATTTCAAAATTATAGAAAAACTAGCTCATTGGGAGGTTGTAAAATAATACATTATGATAAAGATACTTTACTTTATTATAACTAAAATTATTTATATAATCAATATCCTCAATTTTTGCATATACAAAGAGATTTCAAATGAACAGAAACACATAAGTAACATACATTTTCACGAGAAATCTATTGGCGAGGAAATTTCATCATAGATTTTTATTATCAAATCTTTTATAATTCGTTTAGTTGCATATTTAGCTTTTTAGGTGAATAAATAAAAATACCTTTCCAAAAGATCTAATGATTTTCAGGAAAGGTATTTTTTACGCAGTACCAGATCCTCCACAACATCCACATTTGGTGCCACCAGTTTGCATTGTATGGCTTTTTTGCATAAGTTCTTTTGATTCACTTAGGATTTCTTTCCCCCAATCTAGATCCTCTTTTTTAATCCAACCATTCTTATAATCATCCAAAGCTTTGTTTAACTCTCTAATTTTTAATAACAATTCTCGTTCAGTCATGATTTTAATAATTTGTTTTAGATACTTTACTTAATTCAATTTTTTCCATTTCTTTATACACTGATTTAATATCTGCAGTTAATAAGCTTTTACAACTAAAATTATGTCCTGGGACAAGCTCATCTATGCTAGCAAGGGTGTCATAAAGATTTTTAAAATTAGACCAATATGATTGGTATAAAATGTTTTTTTCCATAACACTATTATTCCATAATGAAGCAGTGAGACTTAATGCATTTGTTGCGTTTACTATATCAGGGGTAATTAAATCACTTTTAGAAATACTTCTAATATTATTCCAGGCATTGTGAAGATCAATTACTCCTTGCCTTTTTGCAATTTTCTTATTCGTTTCGTTAGTAATCCAAGCTAAAATTATTGTTCCTGTCCCAGTTAATAAAGTGCCGAATGCTAGGATGGATGTAATTATTTCGAAGTTCGTCATTTATAATAATTTTATTTTTTATTTTTCAATATTATTAAGTAATCAATACTATTTAAAAATATTCACCATTTATTCTTTTATTGCTATGCAATCAAAAACAAATTTTTTAATATTTTCATGGTATTGAGATAAGTCTATTTGAGAAAAATTTAACCCTTGAGGGTAAGAATTTATAACTTTGGTCGTAGTACAATCAACTATTTTTATTAAATCAGGATTTGATAAATCTGAATTCATTTCTTTTGCTAACCGTTTTAATAAGGTTCTTTTAAATGCTGATTTATTAATTTCCGACCATCCAAGCTTAGTATCAATTATTTTTGATTCTCCATCTTTTTGTTGGATGAGCAGGTCCTTGTAGCAACTTATATACATTTCTTTAATATCTCCTAGATTTTTATTAGATATTTTATCAAATTCTTTTTTTGTAGGATATTTGGCTATAACTTTATTAACGACGCAAATTAAGTACTCTTCTCTTTTGGATGAATTTGAAATATTAATTTTGTTCTCATCCATTGATTTAGATAGGAAATTGATTAGTTCTTTTTTTCTTATATCAGTCCAATAAGATTTTTGTGGATAAACACAACTGCAGCAACACAATAAAATAATTATAAGTATACATTTCATAAATAGAATTTTGTAGTTTAAATATTATTAGACCAATCCCTCAATTCCCTTTATTCCAAGAAAAGTATTACCAATAAACTTGGCTGTGTCAGTATTTTTGCATCGTATATGGCTAACCTCTGTATTCGTAACACCAAGCCCACCGGCTTCTCCTGGTAAGCAAACCTGTCGAATTGTAAATGTTGTAGGCGATAGCCATTCCGGTATTTCTTCATCTGGTAAGTCTACCTGACAATCAATAAACCTGATATTAGGATTATTATCATCATTAGTTATAGTGTATAGAAGCGGAATTTTGACATTTTCTCCATTGCTAAGTGTTACAGGTATTATAATTGGTTTTTTCATAATATTTATATTTTACTCAGTTACTACATCATAAAAGTTCCCAGTACTTACATTTAGTGTACACTTTGCTATTTTAGTTAAAGTTGCGTTAAATGCATTTTTGCCCCTATACTTCATATATACAGATGCTGTGCCGTCCCCATTATCTTTATATCTTGTCTCAACATGCTCAAAACTGGAAGGATCATTCAGATTGTTTTTTATATATTCTCTGAATTTAATCAATGAACCATCAAAATTAGAAAGTTGATTTTCAATTTTATTTTTAGGAGCGTCAGGGGTTTTTTTAAAGCATTGATCCATTATGAAAATTATAATTACCGTTCCAATGCCGAATTTTAACCATTTACTATTTGCAATTTTGTCAAATGCATTATCAATTTTGTTAAACATATTAATAATATTAAGTTATGCAATCATTACCAATCGTTATTATCTTTTGATACCTTGATGTTGTCAGCATATCTTTTGATTATGTCATTGATAAATGCCTCAGCATCTTTAATGGCTTTATCTGAATTTGGCTTCCCTTTATCATTAAAAAGTCCAAAAACATTACCTAAAATCTTTTTCCCGGAAAGAATTACATTGCTACCTTCTAAATTCTCATAGTTCTTAAATATCGGCTCGACTCTAATTTTACTATCCTTGAAATCAATAATAAGCTTATAGTTCAGATCCCATACATTTGATTCACTTAATCTCATTGTTCTTTTACTAACGCCTTGACCAACAGCATCAATTATAATTTGTTCTCCATCAATTTTTGTGGTTACAAATTTCGGATTATTATAAGTGGATGAAATAAATTTTAAGGTAGAATTGTATAAATCATTCTTTGCCTTTCCAGGAGCATCAATAACAATGAAGTTTTTGCTATTTTCTTTGACATCAGCAAATCCAGATTGAATTAGTTTGAGCTCCTGTCCAGTTGCTAATTTTGAAAACGCTCCTATAACAAAGAAGGTTAATAAATATTTTCTCATAATTATATTTTTGAAATGTAAATATAATGAAAAAACATTTATAGATTTTATGGGAACCCATTTGTAAGATAAAGTATTAGTATAACTATTGCCAAAACTAAAATCAGCAACACTTTAACTTTCTTATGCAAATATCCGTTTATTATTTTTGTTGCACTAGCGCAATTTTGCGCAACAATTATTTAGGCATATACTTCATAGATAGGCCATTCAATGAGGGCTATTACTAAAATTAGAAATTACGGATGAATATCAAAGAACTAATTAAGACATTACTCCAATCAAATTTTGGAGGCGCGCAACTTTCAGATGCCAGGGTGGAGCAATTAGCGAAGCGCTTAGAAGGCAAAGTGACAACAGAAGATGAGCTCAAAGAGAAGCTTTCTTTATTAAATGAGTTGGAACCTTTTTCAGAGAAAGTTAAAGAAGATGACCGAATGAGAAGTTTTCAATCTGAAATTGAAAAACTTAAAAAAGGCGCTGGCCAATCTGACGATAAGGACAAAGGAGATGAAGGTGCTGGTGGAAGTGGTGCGGCGAGTGGCGCAGGATCGGAAGAGATTCCAGCGTGGGCCAAGGCAATTATTGATGGGAATAAAACAGTGACTGAGAAACTTGCAGCTCTTGAAGGGCAAAAGGTAGTTAACGACCGTCGATCTATCATCCAAGCCAAGCTCAAAGACGCCGATAAAGACTACAGTTCAAAGGTTTTACGTGACTTCGGTCGAATGAACTTTGCAACTGATGAAGACTTTACAGCATATCTTACTGATGTTGAAACCGACTTTGCGAATCATACGCAAACACAGGCTGAAAGTAAATTAGGGAAAGATAATCCATTTGCAGGAGTAGGTAAAGATGGCAAAATCACTGAAGCTTCACAAGCAGAAGTAGATAAGCTGTTTGGAGACATTAAAATTTAAAACAAATGGCAGTTCAAGTAAACTTAGTGGACGATCAGATTAACGTAGATACCTCAAAGGATAGCATTGTTATTATACATAACCAATTCTGCATTCCTGGTGGGAAATCTTTGGATGTTACTGGATTCGCTCCTGATGTGATTAATGCTGGTCACATCTTAATTAAAGAAACAGCAACAAACAATTACAAGCCAATGCCTTTGAATGCAGGTGCAACAGCTTACGCTGCTTTACCGGCAGACCATGAGTATGCAGGCGTATTGGTAGCAACAATCCTTAAAAAACGCCCATTCGCAGGTGTAATGATTGAGGGATATGTGAATGAAGTGGCATCGCCATTTCCAGTGACGGCAATCAAAGCGGCGTTTCTTACAGCATTAAACAACGAGGTTAAATTTAGATCAGATTTGGCATAATGGCAGAGCAAACACAATTTATCAAATACATTCAGAAGTACTTTACAGGGTTTATTGCTTCTGTATATAAAACCATTAATGGTGAGAAGAATGCGCCAAAATATCTGTACAAACAGATGTTGACGCCAAAACCTTCTGTTGATGGTAAATGGACATCTCTATTGGCGGATAACCAAAACGTTGCAGCTGATGTTGTGGCAATGGATTCTCCATTACCATTGAAATTACGTCCGTCAATGGGATCTGTTTCAGGAGATATTCCAAAGTTAGGTATGGAGTTAAAAATGAACGAGAATCAACTCGATCAGGTTGACACTATGCTTGCTAAAAACGCGGATATCAAGGACATTGTAACTGAAATTTTTGATGACACAAAACGTTGTATCGTCGGTGTAGAAGAACAAAAGGAATACCTTTTTCTTCGTGGTTTCTCAAGCGGCATTGCATTAACTGATAACGACAATGTTGGTACTGGTGTACGCGTCAATTATGGATATACAAATCAAGCTGGTGTGCCCGTTGTTTGGTCGAATGCAAATTTAGCTACAATGACCCCTGTAGCGGATTTACAGAGGGAGATTGACAAAGCAGATGCTTTAGGAATTACAATTGGCTACATATCAATTGACAAAACTTCTTTGGACATCGCGCGCAGATGTAATGAGGTTAAGGATTTGTATGCTGTGGCTAATGGAAACTTTAGTGACACTAAGCCTTCGCCATCTAATAAAAACTTCCCAAGTTTTTTAGAAGAAGAATTGGGAGTGAAGTTGATTGTTGTCAATCGTTCAATCAAGTTTGAAAAAGATGGCGCAAAGAAAACTGTGAAAGCTTGGGACGAAGGTAAAGCAATTTTGCACCCTGACTTGCTTGTCGGGCAATTAGTATGGAAAAAGCCAGTTGAATCAGATCACCAATCTAAAGCGGTTGAGTATCGTCAAGGTGAACACGGGGCCTTGCTTTCTAAATATGTTACACACAAACCTTTTGGAGAATTCACTGACATCCAGGCGCGCAACGTTCCTGTAATCAACAATGTAAACGAGATTTTCCAATTGGACACTAAAACTGTACAAGCATAATGGCAGATCAAGAAAATAAGCAGGGAACGCAACCAGGTGTTCCTTCATCTTCACCACAAGGTGCTGAAGATGCAAAATTAAAAGCAGAGCAAGAAGCAAAGGCTAAAGCTGACAAGGATGCGGCCGACGCAAAGGCTAAAGCTGATGCCAAAGCCGAGAAGGACAAGAAGTCTAAAAAATATACTGTCATCTCTCCATTTGCTGACAAAGACAACTTTGGTAAGAAATGGGTTGAAGGTGATGATGTATCTCATTTCGAGCAGGACCGTTTGGACTTGTGTGTTGAACGTGGTTTGGTAAAGAAGGGCTAGGATAATGGCAAGTGTAAAGGAAGTCTTAGTGTCATCGATGGGGTATAAGTTCCCGGATGCAACAGTTGACATGGTGTTGGCGGAAAATGGGTTGGATCCTGTAGCGGAACGTGAGCCCCAAAGTCAAGATCAGACTAAAGCATTGGATCTATCCCGAGCGGGGTTGATTGACTTCCTTTTAACACAGCCTAAATCTGTCAAGGAATTGGATTATCAGCTTACTCAACAGGACGCTGCAGCTTTGGAAGCTTTACGCCGTCGTTTGTTGTGGAAATGGGGAATTGATGAAGTACCTTCTGACTCTGGATTCGTAGATATTTCAAATACTCACTAAAAGAAGGAAAGATGATAGAACAATATCCGGACAAGTTGGTGAGAGAAGACGGTAGCCAGTTATCTTGCCGTTTTTACCCAAATAACCGCAGCGCAGGCCTAAAGAAGATTAAGGATGGTGCCGAGGTTGATGTAAAGTTTACCATCGCCCTTCCGGTTGATTCTCCAATGCTCTTAGTTGACGAGGTGATAACTGGATATGATAGGAATGGTGAGGTGATTGTGTGGCAAGACAGTATTGCGATCTTTCATAGGGGGCAACTTCATTGTGTAGCTTATGTTTAGAATGAAATTAGATATGAACCAATCCGAACTTGATGCTATTTACAATGAGCAGATCGAGGAGATGGATCGCAAAACGTTAGAAGCGTTTAAGCGTGTTCTTTCCAGGGCTTTGCAAATACAGCGAGCGAAGATAAGGCCAGATGGGTATAATGATCAAACTGGTCAGCTACGATCGTCTACTGGCGGCATTATTTACCGTGATGGAAAGGTGCTTTATGAGGATTTCGAGTTAAGCCCATACGGAACGGATAAAGCGCCGGGACTGAAAGAAGGACGTGAGAAGGCATTTGCAGAGTTACGTGAATCATCAGGTTGGGGTATTACTTTAGTTGCCGGGATGGAATATGCCAGTTGGGTTGAAACTAATCATGGACTTACAGTTGTAAGTGAAGCGAGAAAGGAAGTATATAAGTCGCTTGATCAAGCCTTTAACGAAATTGATGTATGATAGCAAAGGTCTTAAAGAATTCCATAGAAGGAATGAAGGATGTCAAATCCGTATTGATTGTTGCAGGCATTGAAGATCTTATAACTGGTGAAATTCGGTTATTTCAACGAAAGCTTGGCAGCACTAAGGAGGATTGTGTTATTAATACTTTGATTTGGGATGCCGAACAGATACAAGGAGGAGTGCTGAATATTAACTTTCATGTACCTAATCTTCCAGGATCATCAGCTGAAAACCCTACAGTAGTAGACAATACTCAACCAGATATTCAGAGGATGGAATATCTCGGACGTATAGCATCATCTAAATTGGATGGATATATAGGTCCTAACTTTTCATTAAAACTTCGAGATCCCGGTCATATAGAGAATTTTGGCAAGCAGTGGTTATACAACATCCAAGTTGAGTATACGTTCTTAAGAACAGATATTTAATAATAAAATTAACATCGGGGAACCCCGATATAACAAAGAATAAATTATGGCACAATTTGTTGTAAAAGGAGTAGAATCCATTGAGTTTGCGCCTGTGAGTACAGATGGAACCTTACCAGCTACAGGCTGGGTTAAAGGCGAAAATATTGAAATGGGGTCTGCGACAATGAACATTCCGGAAAAGACTATGACTAAAGTTAAAGTCGAAGACAAAGCAGGTATTTTCGCAATAATTGGAGAAGAAGGTGATGGAGCAAGTGTAACTGCTAAGTTCTTAAATCTTGATCCAAAGATGGCAGATTTAATTTTCAAAGGTAATGCAACTTCCACCGCAACGACCAAATTTGAAGCGGCTATTGATAGCACTACCGCAGTAAATCTTGCTGTTCGCGTTACAAGTAAACCTTGGGATGGATTTAAGATGGTTTTTGTAATTCTTAATGGATCAGTAATTGGAAGAATTGAGAATGCTCTTACCAAAGACGGAGATGCATTCCTGGCTTTGGGCTTCACTGCAGAAGCTCAAGCTGTAAGTGATGCTGATGGAGATGCTGTTTCTCCATGGTACTATGAGAAAGTAGCAGTAGCATAAAAAAACAACCCCGAAATCCACTTTGGTTAGCTGGAAAGTAGGGGTTTATTCATCTAACCAAAAAGGAAATGACACAACAAGAAATTGCTGATACATTTATCGATTCTCCTACTCACATTGGCTCTATTGCATTGCCCAAAGGAGGATTAATTAATAAAATATTGAAGCGAACTCATTCAATTGATATTGAAGTAGGGCCTATACCTGTTGGCAAAGTGCAGCAGATAGGAGTTTTGCTTAAGCAAATGACCAATTTAGAGTCTATTCAAAAATATTCTCAAGCAGATCAGATCAACATTTTATTATCAGACAATATCAATCCTATTTTACAAATTATCGCGATTGCGATTAGTAAAACAAGACGTTTCGAAGTTGATACCTTGACAGCTATTTCTGAGCAATGGAGTATGTCGTTAATTTATAAAGCTTTTATTGAAGTCTACCGGAGGTTAGACTTATCGTCTTTTTTCGACATTATGGCTTTATCAAAGAATCTGACTCTAAACCTTTTCCCGGATCCGGAAGCCCTTGGGCAAGCGTAATTAGCGCTGCAATAGCAAGTAAAGGTTGGGATGAGGATCACATTAAATGGAAGATCTCATATGTAAATTTAATGTTGTATGGGTTATGCATACCATCTTACTCAAAAGATGAAAATGCACCTAACAGTCAAAAGGAAGTTGATATGTTTCAAATGTTTAGTAACAGATAAGAAGGTGTTGCTATTGTAGTAATCAGCAATGATTGTTGCTGTTTTGCGTATATTAGAAACTTTATTTTTGAGCTATCACATCTGAGGATAGTTCATGGCTGATTTAAGATATAAAGTAGTATTAGACGATACAGAAGCTCGCAAAAAATTACGCGAGCTTTTGTCGAATACGGGTGTGGGATCTTCCTCCAATCCTAAAGAAGATTCTAAAAAATCAGCTACTACCGTAGATGATGTTCGCAATGCCACCTTGAGATTAAAAGAGGCGCAGATTGCAAACATTGAGTCTATTAGACAGGCTCGTTTAGAACAGGCAAAGCAGAAACAAGAGCAATCTGAGTTAACAACGAAGTTCAAAGAGGGACAACTTACTCTGCAAGAGTTTCGTCTTGAACAAGGGAAGCTTAATGCTGCAAGAAAAGAACAATCAAGAATTGAAAGGGAGCTAAAGAAGAATCTTGCTGATAATAGTGAATATGCTCAGCTCTCAAAAGCATTAAATAATGTTAGAAGGGAAACCAAAGATTTACTTGCAGAGATGTTTAAATTGGAGCGTCAAGGTAGATCTAGTTCCGCTTCTTATGAAATGCTCAAAAGGAAATCAGAAGCATTAACAAAGCAAACTCAATATTTAGATAAGGCAATAAAGCGTATTGATGCTACAGTGGGTCAGCATCAGCGTAACGTTGGTAACTATGCACAGGCATTAGAAAATATGTCTCCAATAATAGCCCGGTTAAATATGAACCTTGCACTAATGGGGACTTCAGTAAGTGAGTTAGCTGCTGGGGGAGCTGCCGGGTTCACCACTTTGCTGTCCAGTGTAAAATCATTAGGAGCTGGACTTGCATCTTTTCTTTTAACTCCTGTAGGAGCAGTTATTGCATTGCTTGCTACGTTGTATAGTTTAATTCGCGCTGGTGGATCAGTAGTTATTGGATTCAATTCTCGTCTAATGTCTGTTTCTAAGACTACCGGATTAGCAGGTGTAGAGCTTAATAAGTTTGGTGATGCGATAGTAGAGTTATCAAGAAAACTGCAGGTTGTTAGCACAGATAAATTACTTGAATATGCTACTGTCGCCGGGCAACTAGGTGTTAAAGGTAGAGCCAATCTACTGGCTTTCGCCGAAGCATTAGCAAAGTTAGAAACAGCTTCTGATATTAAAGGCGAAGAAGGAGGTACTTCTATAGCAAGAACATTGACGCTGGTAGATGGTGGCGTGCAGAATGTGAAGGACTTTGGCGATGAAATTGTAAACCTGGGTAATAATTTCGCTGCAACTGAAGGTGAAATTCTTTCAAATGCCGAATCAATTGCACAGAATACTGGGGTGTATAAAGTTGGTAGAAGGGACGTTCTTGCGTATGCTGTAGCTACTAAAGCTGTTGGACTTGAAGCTGAGGTTGTTGGTTCTACCTTCTCTAGAACTTTAGGAGAGTTTGAAAAGATGATCAGGACAGGAAAAGGTGTCGCTGATCTTTCTAAAGTTATTGGTAAATCTTCTCAAGAAATCTCTGATCAATTTAAAAAAGATGCTTCATCTGTTTTTAAAGATTATATAAACGGACTGAACAGAATATCGCTTTCCGGAGGATCAGTAAACGAAGCGTTAGAAAGAACGGGAGTAATAGCTGTTCGAGATCAAAGGGTTATTGCTACTCTTGCAACTAATGGCTACGCTACTTTAAGTGACGCATTAGTGAAAGTTGGAGAGGCAGCAGGGGCAATGGATAGGGAGTTTGAAACCGGAGCAAGCAAACTGGAACAACAATTAAATAGAATTGGAATAGCCTGGGACAACTTCATCCTATCAATTGAACAAGGGGATGGTGTACTCGGCAAAGCCGCAGCGAGTATAGCAAATCTTGTAGCTAATTATGCTGACTACATGGCTAAGGTAATTAACCCTTCTTCATTTCAAGAATGGAAATCACGAGTATCATTTGCTAATGACGAAGCAGATGCAATCAGAGAAGTCACAATTGGATACAAAGATGCCGCAGAAACATTCGCAGGTTTATCTGGGTTCAATTTTTCTGCAGCTAATTATGATAAACTCAAAGAAAAATATGAAGAGGTAGGGTCATCAATTAAGGCTTTGCAAATCGTTACAGAAAAATATAAAACTTATGTAAAAGATGGTCTATTGACAGAAGGAGGGCAAAAAAGAATTGAGGACTATACTAAGTTAATTCAAAACCTTAGCGGTTCAATGTGGCAAATTGAGCTTTTTATGAAATCAAGAGCTCCTCAGGCTACAGAAAAAATAGATTTTGAACAATCAGAGGAGGAGAGAAGAAAGGCTGAAAGAGCAGCAGAAGCAGCGAGAAATAAAGCGGAACGAGAAGCAGAAGCCCGTCGCCAAGCTATGGAAAGGCAGCGAGCATTGCAGTTGTCTATTGACCAAATAAATGAGCAATCACTACGTGGGCAGTTGTCTCGAGATGAACAGGAAGTAGCTTCTATTCGCGATAAATATGCTAAGATCAGAGAAGAAGTCAGGAAGTTCTATGCTGATCCAAAAAACAAAGGGTTAAAGGTTGATACTGGAAGACTGAAAGGGAATGAGGATTTTGAAATAAGTGAACTCCAATTTAGGCAAGGGACTAAAAGAATTTCTGAAGACCTAGCTGAACAAAAGGCTCTTGTTGATGAATACAATAACTATTTAGCGAAAACGTCAAAGGAAGAAGCTGATAAAAGATTCTCCGAACAATTATCAATTATTAAAAATTTTAAAAAAAACATTCAAAGTGAATATGAAGATCTGATAGCTCTTGAAAAGAGTGCTTCTTTAAGCGGATTTACAGGTTCCGCATCTGAACTGACTCAGGCTCAAAAAGAGAGAGCAGATTATTATAAAAAGTATCTAGAATCCTTGAATAAAGAAGAGAGATTGAGATTACAAGAGGAATTTGTTTCAGCTTTAAATCTTTCTAAAGGTCATAATCAGAAGCTGCTTGACATTGAAAAAAAGTACAACGATGCAAGATTAGTTTTAGGAAAAAATGCTACCAAGGAGCAGTTGGAAGAATTAAATAACCGTCATAATGAAGAAATAAGTGCAGGAGTTATGGCAGGCCTTCAAAAGGAGGTTCAGTGGGAAAAGACTTTCTCAACCCTTCAATATTTGAGTAAATCGGCAACTAACAAATCTTTAAAGGATATTCAGGATAGACTTAATAAGGAATTAAGTAGTGGAAATTTAATTAAGGAACATTATGAAGATTTAATCGGCCAAGTGAATTCAGCTAGAATTGAACTTAACCTACAAAAATCTTGGATCGCTAGCACAGATGCCATTAAAGCTTACATAGATCTACTAAGAAAAGCCAAAAAAGAAAGTAAGTTGGAGGCGAATATACCTGTATTGAAAAATGAGGTCTTTGGAGCTCTATCAAGCGACATTGGTAATGCGTCACAACTAGTGAGCACCCTTACTGATTCCTTTGCGACTCTAGGAGTCGGTAGTGAAGATTTACAGGAAACTTTAGGTAAGGTTGGAGGCGCGCTTGGTGACTTGAGTAATCTTGCAGGAGCTATAGCAACAGGTAATCCGGTGGCTATAGTAACAGCCTCAATTAAGGCATTAACTTCAGTAATTGATATTTTCAATACAAAAGACAAAAAGCTACAAAAACAGATTGATAAATATCAAGAACAGCTATATAGCTTAACTAAGTCATACGATAGACTTCAGCGAAGTATCTCCAATTCCGTAGGTGAATCGTTTTACTCAGACAGCGAAAAAGCTATAAATAACCTGAAAGAACAACAGCAGAAACTTCAGGATATGGCAAAGGCTGAAGAAGATAAAAAGAAGACCGATAAAGATAAAGCAAAATCTTTCAGGGATGAGATGGATAAGATCGATCAGGAGATTGAGGATATCCGCAAAAGCATCACAGAGTCTTTAGTTCAAACTTCATTCAAGGAACTTTCAAATGAACTCGCGGATGCATTAGTTTCTGCATTTGAAGCAGGAGAAAGTGCTATTGATGCTATGGATGATACTTTTGACAAGTTTATAAAAAATGCTTTAGCAAATAGTCTTAAGCTAAAGATGATTGAGCCAATTGTAAATGATATGGTTAATCAGGTTTCACAATATATGCTGGCTAATGATAACAGTCTTATTGGTTTCAATTTCGATTCCTGGAGAGATAAACTTGGGGAAGCGTCGAAAGGATTCACAAATGCAATGGAAGAAGCATATAAGGGATTAGGGTTATCAAAAGATAGTAGTTCAACTTATTCAACATCCCTAAGCGGAGCTTATGCCAGAGCAAGCCAAGAAAGTATTGATCTGCTTGCCGGGCAAACGGGTGCAATGAGATCACATTTATCAGAATTAATTCAGCTTCAAAAAAACACGGACATGACCTTAAAACAATGTGTAGATGCAGCTCAATCTCATTTGACACAGCTGATTCTCATTGAACGAAACACACGTGTTACAGCAGATAATGCAAGTAACTATTTACCCTATCTCAAAGGTATTGAAGCCAATACAAAAGGAAACTTAGATATGCAGTTAAGGGCTGCAGGGAAATTTGGATTTTAATGGAAGAGCTTAAAAAATACATATTGGCATCATTGAGTTGCGATTTTGGAGTAAATGGGGTGAAGACCGCAAATAGCGTTAAGGATTTAATTTCATTACTCAAATCTTCGCAAGGGATAGAGTTCTGCATGGAAAATAGCTTTCCATCATTAGATATCCTGAAGGTATATGAATCAGAACTACTTGCGTCCGGAGTATACCTGCAAGGTAAATACAGCCTTGAGAATCCAAACTTAGTAATTGCCTTTGGAGGAACAATCGGTATTCATTTAGATGGTTACACCGTATGCCAGGTATATGGCACAAACGATGCTCAGATAAATGTATTTGGAAATGATAGTTCTATAGCAATGGTGGAAGTTCACGGTGATGCAAATGTATTTGTGCAGCAGCTTGATGAGTCTTCAATTAACGTATTTCAGAAATCATGACCTCACAATACAAACTAAATAATAACGACCTGTATACAATCTTCGGAGTTGTGGTGGAAGGAGGAAGTAATTCCTTCCTTGCATACCCTTCCCGTAAAGATTCGATGACTCATGATTTCACTGATAAGAATGGGTTGGATATTGATTTGCAAGATCCGCGGTTTAATTCCCGTGAGTTCACGCTTAATTGTGCATTAACCGCAAGTTCGGTTGAGGACTTCTGGACGAAGTATAATGCTTTGTTCACTGAGCTTTCCAATAGTGGAACTCATAAACTATCAATCACAGATCTAGGTAAAGATTATAGGGTGTATTACAAAGAGCAGCGTAACATTCGCAAGCTTACTCCATTATCCGGAAAGCCAGAAGTATGGATAAAGTTTGATTTAGTTTTTGGAGAGGCTAACTGGACAGACAACATTGAATCAGTTTACCTGATTGATCACGATGGCAACTACCTAATTCAGTAAGACATGATAACGATCAAAAGAGGGATATCAATTATTGCTGTTGTAGAGCCTATGGATACGGTTACTCAAGAGAAAGAAGTATCAGGAGGAAATTTCATTAATCTTTCTTTTGAGCTGCCATATTATAGAGAGTTCAAAAGGATGGACTATGCAGAGATCCTTGGAGAAACATATTACTTAACTCAGATTCCAACAGTTAGCAAAGAAGGGAAAAGGGATTACCAATATACGCTGTCTATGGAAGGGGAACAGTGTAAGCTCGGCCGGGTTGAATTTCTCCAAAGCAATCTGATTGGTCAGTACTTCAAAAACCCATTTTTCATTAATGATAAGGCAGAGACATTCATGACTTTGCTATTGCGAAATATAGAAAGAGTTTTCCCTGGTGAAGGTTGGAAGCTTGGGTATGTTGTAGATAGCGAAATAAAGAATATTTCCTTTGAAAATCAAAACTGCCTTGAAGCCTTATCTACCCTGGCGGAAGCATTCGATACAGAATGGTTAATTGAAGGGCGGACGATCCATCTATACAGAAAACAAAGTGCAACTGGCTTAGTGATGAAACAGGGAGAAGGAGAAGCTCTCTATTCTCTTGAAAAGAAGCCTCAGGACAACAGCAATATTGTAACTAGGCTTTATGTATATGGCTCAGATAAAAACTTACCTAATCCATACAGAAGAGGTCTGACAAGGTTAACCGTTGGAGACCTTCCTTATATAGAAAGACAGATAGAGGAATACGGCATCTGGGAAGACAGTATGACTTTTGATGATATATTTCCAATGAACTTAGGAACAATCACATCCGTAGATTCGGGGAACATACTAAGGTTTACAGATGCTAATTTTCCTTTTGATATTAACTCTCAGTTGATCCCGGATGTTAAAGCTAAGCTTTCATTTCAAATAGGGCAGTTGGCAGGATATGAGTTCGAAATCAGCAGCTATAATCATACCACCAAGACTTTTACGATAAATAAAAATACACAGGATAAAGCTTGGGAAGTTCCAAATGCTGATATAAAGCCGGAGGTAGGAGATACTTTTTTTGTATTCGATATCAGAATGTCAAATGCATGGGTTACCGCTGCGGAACAGACGTTGAGACAGAAAGCTATTGAATATATGGATCAGCGAAATGATCCATCAGAAAATGATACATACTCTGTAGTCTGTAACCCTCTTTATTTCAAAAGAACAGGGAAAACTTTAAGAATTGCAGACAGCGTCACTATTGAAGAACCTGATATGGGAATATTGACACAAAAGAGAATAGTAAAGTTATCGAGAAATGTCAGACAGCCTTTCATATATACATGTGAACTGGCTAACAGACCTAAGAAAAATGTAATGGTAAAACTTTTACAACAACTATAAAATGGCAGATGAACATGTAAAAAAGAAGCTCATTGAGCTGGAACCATATCCATCAGATCAAAAAATCAAGTCATCAGACTTGATCTATGTCTGGAATACAGACTCTGCAAAGCTACAGAAGGCAAATATCAATCAAATGCCTTTCGGATCAGGCGGAGGTGGTGGTGGCGTCACAACTTTAGTCGGCAGTCCTTTTAAAGTATCTCTGGGAGATGACCAGGTAACTATTGAAGGGTCAAACACCATCATATCAGATGTTCGTTTGCTGGGTAAAAAGGATTATCCAATTAGCACCACACAGCTTCAGAATGCGACCTTCAGAAAAGGTGAGGTAGCATATAATGAGATTGATGGAACGGTTACTATCCTTGATTTCAGATTAAATGCAGGAGAGGAAGTTGTTTTATACCCTGATGGTATGCAAGGATCTGGCGGTGGCGGTGGAAATCTTCAGCCAATCATGGATAGGCTTACAGAAATAGAATCTATAGTGTCAGTTTTTAAACCTACGGTTAGTGGGACTAATAATGCACGGGTATGGTGGGTTGGTGGTTTACCGCTTCCGGCCGGATGGGAAGAGGACGCCGAATGGAGAGATTACCTTCCACTAGCTGTAGCTCCATCCGAGTCAGGAAAAGTATATGGATCAAACTCTGTGACTTTAAAGTCTAATCAGCAAGGCAGTTTTGGGGTTAAAGCTGTAAGTGATCGCTCTGCAGGGAGTTCACGAAATAACACAATTTGGAACTTATCATTTCTTTCAAATGGCACCTGGAGAATGTTAACAGGTGGCTCAGGAGCTAATGTTGATATAGGACCCATTACAGTTAATCTATCGGATGCATCCACGCCAATAGATATTAGACCTAAGAGTAAAGGTGGAATGTGGATTAAATATGTAGGAGGATAATATGGCCTTAGAAGAATATAATAGATTTTCAGATCAAGACAGGATTGCAAGAGATGCCAATTTAGAAATAACAGAAGCGTTTTTCCCACCTTATTTTGAAAGCCTGCAATTGTTGGATATTGGCGACAACGATCCGGCCAAAGTAGGAGCAATAGCTACATTCAAAGATGGCACTAAGACTAATCTTGCAATCTATCAAGGTGGTGGTACTTGGACAGTAGGGACAGGATATACAGATGCTGAGATCGATGCAATGATCACTGCAGCTAAGAACCGGGCTAATCATACGGGGACTCAGGCTATCAATACTATTGAGGGGCTTGAAGCTGCTTTGGATGGAAAGATTTCCACCAGCGAAAAAGGAGCTTCAAACGGTGTTGCTACTTTGGATGGCGGCGGAAAAGTCCCGGCTAATCAACTTCCTAATTCAGTAATGACAGTCGAGGGACAGTGGAATGCATCGACTAATACACCAACGCTAAGCAATGGTACGGGTAATGCAGGAATGGTGTATGAAGTTACAACTGCGGGTACTGTTAACCTAGGAGATGGAAATATTACTTTCAAAGTTGGGGATTGGGCGGTATACGGTGCTGATGGCAAGTGGTATAAGTCCGTTAACAGCAATGAGGTTACATCTGTTAATGGTAAGACTGGATCTGTTATTATTGCACCTGGTGATCTTGATGTTTCCAATGGACTATTCATTGTGGGTAATTCTTCCGGTAAAGGCGGAACCAGGAAGATATTACCTAGCGACATGGGTTTAACATCAGGAGGTGTATTATACGCCCTTAGTCCTTCAGTCTGGAGCGAACTTTTTGCATCAGATAATGCTACTCCCAGCACTGTTGCCATTCGATCTGCTGCATCATCAAGTTCCCCTGGGGAAATAAAAGCAGGTCCCGCTATCAATCCGGAAGGTCTTGTTCGGCTAGATCAGATGAATACGGCATTGGCTGGGAAAGCTCCAGCGAATAGCGAAACGCTTCAAAGTGTTATTTCCCGTGGTAATGTCATTGATCCAGGAGATCCTAGCGCATTTGCGTGGAATCGTAGTGATGGACCCGATAATAAATGGGGCTTAAAGTATGACCCAACCTATAAAGGAATGAATTTCGTTAGGTACGGCCTTCAGGATGGGGTTCTGTTTTTAAGGGACGTCAACAATTATGTAGGAATAGGAACAGTTGTTCCGGCGTATAAATTACATGTAAACGGTGACTTTGGGGTAGGCAATATGTACACTGAAGGTGCTTTAAGATTTTTTAATCCTTCAGGAAATACCAACACTCGCAGACATTGGTTACAAGCTAATGCAAATACCAATGGTGACTTTTCAATCTACTCACAAAATAACGATGGATCTGGCAACAGATTTGATTTTTATATCTCACCTCTTGGTAATATTGGACTCGGTACTGTAGACCCAACCGCAAAATTAGAGGTCGCCGGGGCTATTAAAACGTCTGATAAAACCAGAAGTGCATTATTAAGCTACACAGGTACAAGTGGTGTTGTAGGAACGGAATCGAATCACCCATTGGATATCTGGACAAATTCATCTTCGAAGATGACAATTTTGCCAAATGGGAATGTCGGTGTTGGGACAAACAATCCATCAGCTAAATTGGATGTAAATGGTGCTGTAAATACGGCTGGATATGTTCAATCCAGTTTAGGTTTCACAGCCTACACCACTGCCAATGTTAATGCCGTGTATAGACCAACAGGAATAACCTTTGCAACCGCCGCCAATACATATGCCACAATCGATGCTAATACCAGTGGAGGGATAACTATACGTACAGCTGATGGTTCTGCAACTGCTCAACCTCGTATGACTTTTTTAACTCCAAGTGGAGCAACGGCCAGATCAGTTATGATCGCCGGAAGAGCTTATTATAACGCAAGTTACACAGGCTCTTTTGAGGCTAATGACTTAATAACTAAAGCATACGTTGATGATAAAGTTCAACTGATAACATTGCGTGCAACAATAAGCGGAGGTGTGGCCGTCTTGGATGGCGGTGCAGTGGAATCCGGATACCGATATATGGTTCAGGGAGCATCTTTATATAACGGCACAACTCCTGAATTTTTATCGCTTTCAAAACTTGCTATTCAGGCAGGAACAACGGGTAATGTTGTAGCGCAATATGAAACTACATTCGCAGACAATGGGAAAGATGTAGAAGTATTGATTTTGAAGATTAAAATATAAGGAGGGGAAATGGCAGATAGAAGATTGCAATATGCGGATGAGATAACCTTAGCAAGAATTGAGCTTATGCATCCAAAAATTAGAGAGGAGGTAAGAGAAATATATCTCCAGATTAATACAGCCCTACCAAAAGGGGTTAGATTAAGATTGTCTCAGACTCTCAGGACATTCAAAGAACAGGATGAATTATTCAACAAACGTCCTAAAGTCACTAATGCAAAAGGAGGGCAGAGCATTCATAATTACGGATTAGCCTTTGATATAGTTATTCTTTATGATAAGGATAGTAATGGATCTTTCGAAACGGCAAGTTGGGCTTTAGACATAAATTTCATGAAGGTTGTTAATTTTTTTAAATCAAAAGGTTGGACATGGGGCGGAGATTGGAAAAGCTTTAAAGACTACCCACACTTTGAAAAGACATTTGGTAATACATGGCAATCTTTGATTGTGAAAAAAAGTGCAAAAGATAGTAATGGTAATTATTATGTGATTTTATAATGAAAGAAAACGAAGACTACATCGGGAATAGGGTAAACGACTTAGGTAAGATTTATAAATGGATTAAGGATAATCCTATGGCTTTTTTGTGTTCAGTTATGACGGTAATTGCTTTCTTATTCATTTGGCTATTCGTAGACGCTAAGAATGAGAATATCCGCATAACACAGCAGATGAGCAAGCAGATAACCGATGAAGTCAGAAGACAGGTGCCTATATCTGTGAGGGAGCAATTGCAGCCGATTAAAGATAGTGTGGATAACACCAAGTCTAACATAGATAAATTAATAGAAAGGGTGACAAAATGAAGAGAATAGCATTGTTTATAATCGTAATGGCAGCCACTACGGTAATGATATCATCTGGAACTGCTGGTGAATTGGAAAGAAGTCCTAATGTAGAGATGATAAAAAGTATGAATGAGCTTAAAAACTCTGTTGATTCATTAACTAGAATATTGAACCATGAGTAGTAAGTTATTGATATTATTGGCCATGCTCACACTTTCAGGGTGTGGCCTATTCCGTAAGTCATCAAAGAAATCTGAAAAGGTATCATTTGAAGTATCTCAAAAAAAGGATAGCATTTCTAGAGAAAGTATTAAGACTGATTCAATAGGCAAGAACTTATCTATCGATAAAGGGACGATAGTTACTGAAATTGAGAGAACGACTATTACCGAAAAGAAAGGCGGCACTATCAAAGGATCAATTCCTTTAGAGAGAATTCCAAAGGGCTTAGAAATATTACTGAAAGATTCAGCTGGCACAAAAATATCATTAATGTTAGATTCAATATCAAATCAATTGAACGTCCGAGTTGATCAGCCAGGAGAAAAAACAACAATATCTGAAAAGATTCACCACACTGAAAATAAAAATAAAACAGATCAACAGGAGAGCAGAACTAATAATGAAATTAACAAGGAAGCTACTGTGAATAGCCAGGGTAGAAAAAAGGTGTCGTTATCACAGATTAGTAAAGAAAGTGAACCGGATAACTGGAGTTTTATATTTTGGTGGATTGGGATAGGTTTAGGGGTTGTAGTTGTTATTTGGGGAATAAAAAAGTTTATATTTAATTAGCATAATTTATAACTTATCAGAATGGTGTTCATAAAGCCAAGTTATCATTTGATCTACTATTTCATTAAGTCCATCAAGCGGGAAAGTACTGTACTCAAACAACATAAAATGATTTGTTCTATTGAAATTCAGTTCTTTGAATTGACAATAAACTCCTGAATCTGGATGAATGCAAATCCACAATCTATCTGTCGTATTGTATTCAATTATAAAATGTTGCATATAAGAGCTTTTTTAGGCTAAAAGCTCTTATCAAAACTATATTAGACATAAAAGTTTATATAGTCCCATTATCGGACATTTAGAATATGTATGCAATATAACACAATTATAACAAACCTGATATAAATTTTAAAATACTAGCGAGGAAATATCCTCGCTACTACAGTAATCAATAAATAATCGCTAAATTAGGTAGATGTGTGATAAAGAGTATAAACAATTCTAAACTAATAATAATTCACTTATTTTCCAAAGCCTCTTTTAATTTTATGAGCATCAAATAAGAAGGACATTTATTAAGCTCCTTCTTCCAACTTTCACAAGCATTAAAACTCACTCTTAGGAATTCTCTTACATTAGTAACATACATGTGTGGTGCAATCCTTATCTCTGTGGGTAGATCTTGGGATTCAAAGAGTTGTTTCAGTTCTTCTAAGGATGTCATAACTTATTAGAATGGTGTTCATAAAGCCAAGTTATCATTGAATCTATTATATCACATAATTCATCTATAGGGTTTGTGCTGTATTCAAATATATTGAATTCATAAGTTCTTCTGAAGTAGTATTGTTTAAACTGGCAATAAACTCCGGTATCAGGATGAATACATATCCAGAGCTTGCTATTTTCATTATAATCAAGTTTAAATGTTTCCATCAAAATAGACGAAAACAAATATTGTTCCGTTTGTCGAGTTAAAAATTATTTATTGAAAATAATAATGGCGAGATAAAAACCTCGCCATTATCCCCAATATTTTAAAGATAGATGATTTAAAATTATAACATCACTAATATAATAATGTTTTAACACATATAAAAGAAAAGCGAGGTTGAGGCCTCGCTATATATTCCTGAAAGTGGTGTCTCTACCTACCACAGGATTAAGTTGATTTAAATTTATTCCCACTTATAAAAAAGCGAGGTGGGGAAAATCCTCGCTGTTTATTTAACCATTTAAATAGGTGATATTATCTAAAGTGCCGCTAAGGTATGTAATAAAAATGTTATAATTACTTTTTGCTAAAAAAAATGACGAGAATCATTAAATCCTCGTCATAAATCAACCTTTTAAAGGGTAATTTGAACTAAAAACAACGTAATATACTAAAAAAAATTCTATGATTTTTGTTAAATTTCGGTAAACTTGGGGAGTCCAACAGTAAAAACTGAACCTTTTTCTAAAACACTTTCTATTTCTACTATGCCTTTATTTCGTTCGATAAGATCTTTACATAATACAAGTCCAAGTCCTGCTCCGGGTTCATCTTCAGTCCCTATAGATTTTTGTTGAGAAACACTAAACAGTAGCTTTGATTTAAGAGAATTTATACCAATTCCCTCATCCTGAATATGGATTCTAATGTACTTTTCATCAACAGAGGAATAAATGTTAATAGTACCTGATACGTAACTAAATTTTATAGCATTACTAATTAAATTACGAAATATTATAATAGTATGATCTTTATCAGCAAAGATATACTGTTGGTCAGGAATCTTAACATTGACTTTCAGTTTCTTTGTCTGCATTTTATCCAAGAAGGATTTCACTATATCCATTATTAAGGGATATAGTGAAATTTGAGTAGAATAAATTTTAATCCCATTTAAATTAATACTTCCCCATTTAAGAAAGTCATCTAATGATTGATTTTGATGTACAATCTGTTGATAGATTTGGTCTATATATTCTATTGACGTATTATTATTAATAGTTTCTTCACGTAGCATTAGTACTAAAGATTCTAAACTTGCAAAAGGGCTTTTGATATCGTGAGCAATTATAGAAAATATTTTTTCCTTGTCTAAATTCAATTCTTGTAGACGTTGACGTTGTTTTTCAATCATGTCAGTATTATTATATATAATCTGCAGGAAGAAATTTACGATAATAACTATGAATATGAGCGCATTTGTAATGTTGAAGATTGCACGTGATTTTGGGACTAATTGTTCTGCAGGTATATCTACAGGTAATAGATTAAGAATTGCAATTGAGGAAGCTACTGCTATACAGAAGATTAAATGTAGCCGGCGGTCATTATAGAGTAACATAGAGGCAATCATAATACAAAGTAGAAAATATTCACCTCCATTTTTGTATAATAATGCTCCGATAAAAAAGAAAAAAAAATTACTGATTAAAAGTGTTGCTTTAGCGGAGTTGTGCTTCATATGATGTTGTAGAATAATAACAATTACCGAACATATGGTATTTGAAATATTTATAGCTGACAACAAATATCTCTGATCGAAAAGGTTTATAATAGAAAAACCAATTGTCGGAACTAAGCAAAATGTTGCGATAAGATTAATCATCATTACACGCTTCATTTCAATATAGGACATATCAGAATATACTCCCAAGTATGTGAACTTTTTCCAATATTTTAGAATGGCATTCATAACATACAGTAATAATTTTTCAAAGGAATTAGGGGCATAAAAACAATCAATAATTGTTAATCAAAGCTAATTTTTTCAAAACTAAAAAATTACAATCATAATATATGTTAAGAATAAAAAATTGAATTATGAAATTAGATGGCTGCTTGTAATCAAGAGGAATAAACAAGTAAAATTTGTAATAACTTAAGGGAAGCGAGGAGGGTTAGATCCTCGCTTAAACACTAACTATAAGCCTACTAGGACGGAGTTCTATAATAAACTTAATGAAGTTGCTAAATTAAAGCGAGATATTTCTACCTCGCTTAAGTGTTAACCAATATTGCAATATGATATTGTAAAAGTAATAATTGAATTCATCATTTTTAAGTGTATAAATACTGTAAATTACAGATATTAATACCTGTTTATTAACAGTATTGTTTACTAATCATAACTTATATATAACTTCGTTAAAATTTTTAATCATATGGTAGTCGTATTACTTTTGTTTGGGATTATCATCGTTATATGTTTGATATCGATATTAGTCCTACTGATTCAAGCTTATAAGAATCAGGATTATTAAAAAATATTACTCTCACCATTCATTAACCTAAGTAAAGGCAGTTAATTTTTTAGCTGCCTTTTATTGTAACATTTTATTCTGCCTCTTGTATAAATACTAAAAAACTTAGTAATTTTGACGTGCTATGAATAATTTTATGTTGAACAAGCAGAGGGAAGATGCTGCGATGCCTGCTAATTTTGAGATTCTAATTAAGGAGGCAAGGGTTAGTGGATATTGGATATATCATAAGTCAGCTGGCAAGTGGTATACGCCTGAGGAGTTTCAAGAGGTTGCAAGGGAATTGTATTCACGTGAGAGGGATGGAAAACGTAATAATTCAAGCGATTTTGCAGTTCGAGATCCATATTCTGGATTAAATGACCGGGTGAGGTGGGTGGATCAAATGAATACTGAGCTTCAGACCTTCAAAAAGAAAATTGATGAATATTTCCAAGTGCAATTGAAAAAGAAAAAGTGATGAAAGACTTGACTCCTTATCGCATTAACGCCATGCTCAATTATAACAGGACTCGGCGCACTGTATTAGTTGAAATAAGGCCAGGGAATATGGCCCCGAATACCTATACTTTATTTAATAAGGAAAAGACTTCAATGTATGTTTTTCGTAAGGATGATGACGAATGGTTACAGCATTACGGACAGCCTTTTGAAACAGATCTATTTTATGCCATAACGCAAATGCTGGATGAAATAGATCAAGATATTAATGGAATTGGTATAGATGTTGTTAGTTAAAATTTATCCTATAAATCTTACTTTTTGATATTTATTTTTTTTGTATAAACTATGAAAAAGATTGATTTAACTTTTACTGAATTTCAATACTTAGTTTTGGATGGAGATGACCTCCCTTTATTTACTTTTTCGGACAGAATGGAGGCGGAAAAATTTAAGGACGAGTGCTCTAATCCAAATGATTTTTATACTATTCTAAAAATACCAGTAAATCCAAACTGGAAGGTTATAAAATAAAGAAGGTCGTTTTTTAACGACCTTCAAACTAGATAAGAGAGAAACAATGGTTATGAAGGTACTTTTCTAGTATTTTCCCTTTCCCATACACGATGGCCTTTCATTGTTTTAATAAAATCTTCAATAAGGTTTCCGTCGGATTCAAAAATAACTCCTGAATCTTTATTTTTACTAAGATAAGTTCCATCAATAAGTTTTTCAGCACCAGTGGCAAAAGCTATTGCTTTACAGTGGCGGAAGCCCTCGTTAATAAAATGCAAATAATCTGGTTCGTCTTGTAATACACTTACAGAATCTCCTTCAGGTGTATAAAATGCATCATAACACACAGAGGCCTCTGTTAAATATGAAAATTCTATATCTGCAGTTCCACCTTCTTTAAACTTGACCTTTCCTACATTTGTGGAAATTAATACAGCTTCAGCTCCTTCTTCTTCAAGTGCAGTTTTCATCTTATCGATAGATTTTTTTGATACCCCATCCGCAATTAGAAATGCTACTTTTCTAGTTTCAATGGTTCCCTCTCCTGGTTTGGTTTTCATGCTTAATGCAGCAGATTTTTCAACTTCCGGTTTAGGAGTTTTAATAGGATATTCCGGATGATTTTGTCTTGCAAATTGTAGAGTCAGTTCATCCAATTCAGAAGCAGGTTCAATTCCCAAATTAGCACCTACACGTGCAGCTAATTCTTTATCAATTTGATTAAGTATTGCTAATTCTCTTTTGCGAACATCAACGGAATTAACTTTAGACAATTCAAAACTATAAGCATTAATCATGTGTTCCTGCTCTGGTTTCGATTGAGAATTAAAGAATAATCTAGCTTGGGTAAAATGATCTGCAAAAGAAGTAGATCTACGTCTTACTTTTTTGCCATCAACCTTTTCTTCATGACTTTTAAATCCATCTTCCCCTTTTAACATGGCGTGATAAGGACAACCTCCACCAAGACTATTAGGAAAATAGCTAACATTTCCTTTAAGAATATCCTGTCTTCCAAAACCATCCTTTTGATTGTTAAATTTACCATTCACTGAACGATTAATAGGAATCTCATGAAAATTAGGTCCACCAAGACGGTAGTTTTGAGTATCAGCATATGAAAATACTCTTCCTTGTAAAAGTGGATCATTTGTAAGATCTATTCCGGGAACGATGCGACCTGGATCGAAAGCAATCTGTTCTGTTTCTGCAAAGAAGTTTTCCGGATTTCTGTTTAAAGTCATAGTTCCGATTATTTCCACCGGAACTAATTCTTCGGGGACAATTTTCGTAGCATCTAATAAATCAAAAGAAAATTTATGTTCATCCTCTTCAGGGACAAGCTGTACACCCAAATCCCATTGTGGAAAATTTCCTTTTTCAATATTCTCCCATAAGTCACGACGATGGAAATCGGCGTCAAATCCCGATATTTTTTGTGCTTCATTCCATGCCACTGAATGAACTCCTAATTTTGGTTTCCAATGAAACTTTACAAATGTTCCTTTACCTTCTGCATTCACAAATTTAAATGTGTGAACTCCAAAACCTTCCATCATACGAAACGATCTTGGAATAGCTCTATCAGACATGGTCCACATAACCATGTGAGCCGCTTCCGGCATCAAGGATATAAAATCCCAAAAAGTATCATGAGCAGAAGCAGCTTGAGGCATTTCATTATTCGGTTCCGGCTTAACTGCATGAACAAGATCTGGAAAATTCATAGCATCCTGTATAAAAAATACAGGAATATTATTTCCTACCAAATCATAATTACCGTCTTCAGTATAGAACTTAACAGAAAAACCTCTAACATCTCGAGCTAAATCAGTAGACCCTTTAAATCCTGCAACTGTTGAAAACCTAACAAATAGTGGTGTTACAGTACCTTTCTTAAGAAATGAAGCTTTAGTATATTTAGAAATATCTGCTGTAGCTTCGAATATTCCATGAGCTCCAGATCCCCTTGCATGAACTACTCTTTCAGGGATTCTTTCTCTGTCGAAATGAGCCATTTTGTCCTGATAGATGAAATCTTCTATCAAAGCAGGCCCACGCTCGCCTGCTTTTAGCATATTGTTGTTGTCCTCTATTGGAACACCATCATTTGTGGTGAGAAGGCGCCCATTATTATCAATGACATGATCATCAATTTGCTGTACTTTTTTGTTCTCTCTTTGGTTTTTCATAGTTATTATAATTAGCCTTTATGATAGTAGACCATTTATAAACAATCTATGAAGCGTAAAGTTTCCGAGTTTGGGTATTATATAGAAGTTCGTATAAAACTTCTATTGATTCTGATTGTTTAGAATTTATGTGTAAATACTGAAAATATTACAGATATTGAAGAATTTGAGGTGTGGCTTTAATAGCTGAAATGTCTGTATAAATATACAATTTAAATAAACATTGAATATGAAAGAAATTACTCGGGATCAGATTAAAAGCAAAATAGAAGAATTGAAGGAGGATTTCATTAAGTTAAATCCTAAAATGAAAGGGTTATCTTCTGATGAGATTTACAATTCATATTTATACGATAATCAACTTGAAGTACCATTATCTGGTGATGGAGAATCTGCAGAATGGAGGATTAAAAGTAGAATTGAAATGGAGGAATTACAACCTGAAAAATTTAAAAAATTTTTAAAAAATAAGGAGTAAGACTTAGCTTACTCCTTAACTTGGTAATTACATTCATGCATGTAAAGCATTTCATCAACAAGTTTTTCTATTGCAGTGTTTTTATTCAGGAGATTTCCAGAAGTAAGCCGGGTTATGAGTAATAACATTATTTTTTAAATATTTATTACTGTCTTTCTCAAATCCACTTGGGATTAAAGAGATGAATTGCAAATCTTTATCTGCTGGCCGGTATCTACTCTCTGTATTAAATTGGCTTTTGTTTGTGCATTGAATCCAATATAAATTCTTTGCCATATAGTAATCCAAATACCAAAGTTTAGTTACTTTAGTCTCAGCATTTAGCTTCATTGATTGATTGTTTTTTAATCCCTCCCTGACTTCTTCAATGCTTAGTAAATTATTATTGTCATCCATTACAAAAGCACCATGCGAAGGATCCATCCATAGCCATTTTTTTAATGTTTCAGAATATACACTATTGATTACATGACAATCTGTATCTTGGTCATCTTTTGGCATACATGTGACATATCTGGATTTAAATCCCATCGCAAGGTAAAGTTCATTTAGTGTCATGGCTTTATGTCTACAATTAATTCCTTTTCCTGTCGACTTGTGGTAGTTATAGAAATCAATGGCATCAAATTCACACAAAGCCCAATTGCTTCCGTCATACTTAATGTTATTAGCAACAAATAGCATAATATTTCGGATTTTAGAAATTTCATCTCCACTTCCAGCTATAGAATCCAAATTGAAGAAATTTTTGACCTCAACTAAATTCCGATTATTTGAGTCTTCATATTTAAATACCGGCATAGATTCATAATTTTCCGAAAGATAATTTCCTGACTGTTGTAATAAGAATAGTTTATCATATTGCTTCAATTGGCTGAACGCTTTAATAAACTTGGTTTCCTTACGGATATTATTTAAATCAGCATCGTTCAAAGCATTTTGATAATCAGTATATCCCCATTTAATTGATTTTTCGAAACTTGTGATAGCTTGTTTTTTTTGATTAAGTAATGATTGTAAACATGCAAGGTTATAGTACACATTTGCATATATTTCTGTGATAGTGGGTTTAAAATCTTGCTTTTCTTTCTCAGATAACTGTAAAGTATCTAATGTAGCAGCTATTTTATCTAAAATTGCTGCTGCTGTATGATAATCTTTTGCTGGATAATGGGTGTTATACTCTTGCTCTAACTTTTTAAAGTCTGAAAGAAATTTATTCCATTTTGGAGAACTAGTTTGCGCAAACGAGCTAAATGTTAGAAATGCTATCAGAAAAAATGTAATTAAAAATTTCATTCGACTTAAGGGTTATAATAATTGATTAGACTTATAGATATAAATATATATTTTTTTAAAATATTACTCAAATTGCTGTCGGATTTTTATGACACATACTCCCTCAGATAGTACCCAAACCAAAACCAGTCTTCCGGCTTGATCGTTTCTCCCGGCTTTGGTGTGAACTCAATGTATTCCCTGTCTTTATTAGTGCCCTTGACAACATCGCAGCGCATAGCTATACCCTGAGCATATATATTAGTAGTTATTGCTTCGTCGATTATTTGGACGATCTTTTCTTCTGATATTCTCATTTCGATAGTATAATTTAAATTGTTGGTGTGTGGTTACGGGTTTCCGTAAGTTAATTTTGATTGTTTTAGTATTTTTATTTTTGATATTTGATTAATAAGATGGAAGGATATTATGATAAAAAAATTAGGAATTTTGCTACTATTGGCAGAATATCCGTTAATTTTATTTGGATTTTAACTTTATTGTCAATTTTGAACAATTTTACGAATTGGTTTAGTGAATATGATGATATACAAGAAGAGTATGTTGAAAATTTTAAAACAATATTTATGATTTCTCTTTATACATGCTTTCCTATGACTGGAATTATTTGGTTATTGCGAACAAATAAATCAGATAATCAATAAAATAATAATCCGTGTGTTATCCTCCATCTATATAAGCAAGTAAGAGAGATTTTATAAGGGTCAAAATAGTTGTAGTTGGTTAGTGTGCCTACGGATGCGATCAATAGCACTTTGATAGTACTCCTGATCCAGTTCACAAGCTGTTAATTCATATCCGTAATCGTGACATGCGATTGCTATACTGCCTGAGCCGAAGTGAGTGTCAATGATCTTATAGCCTGGTTTAGCATATTTATCTAACAACCACTTGTAAAGAGCAACGGGTTTTTGATGGGGATGTATTTTATCAATTCCAGTTTCAGATTCTTTTCGAGCTCCATCCCATGAGTGACGATATATAGCTGCCGGAATTTTTATGCTTGTTGCTGCAATCTCAACTTGTGATGAAAACGAAGTTTTATCAGACATTTTTTTATCCCAAACAATTAGATAGTTGGTAGGAGGAAAGAATTGGGTATAATAATTCCACCCCCATACTATCCAATTCTTACTTACTCTAATTAACTCATTGAAATATTTTTCATCAGGAATAGACTCGTTCTGATATGAGCCCTTATACTTATCGGCAGTGTTCTTACGTTTTTTCCAATCAGGTCCAATCCCATAAGGAGGATCCACAATTGCCAAATCGAAGTACTTCTCAGGATAGCGAGACATCATAACCATGTTGTCTTCGTTAGTTATTGTTAGTTTATCGGTTAAGTTCATCATGCAGTCTATCTTTTAATTGATTCCGGCAGAGCTAAATCATCATTAAGCTCGCAGCATATAACATTTGCGCCTAATTCCACCATTTCATCTATAATATCTCCTTTTCCTGAACTCGGCTCAAGCACTGTTTTACCTGTCAATTCATATGGGGCAAGCATTTGATGTATCACCTCTTTTGGTGTAGGGAAAAAATCTTTATTAAACATAATTTTAGGATTTTAAAATTTCATTTTCGCTTCTGTCCGCTGAGCCCATTCTATACGGGCCTGGGGGAATTAAGTTTGCTTTGTTTAACTTCAATGATTCCTTCCTTTCCTCTATATCCTAAGTAATCCATGTACCAGCGAGAAACAGTACGAATTCCGCACCCTATCTTATGTGAAACCTCAACAATAGTGTTGCTTTTGTGCAACAGTTCCATTGCAAATGCTCTGGTCTTTAGAGGATATTTATGCTTCATATTTCCTCCCTTTCTGGAGCAATGTCATATATTCCAGGATAGATTTGAAGGACCTCGAAATCAATAGGACTCTTACTTCCTAAAAGCTTCAAGATGATTATCAGCTTTGATATATCATTAACCTCAGGGAGCTCTTTGTAAGAGTTGTCACATTGAAGAAAGACTTTACGCATGGAAACAACATCTATAGTTATTCCGTTTCCTAACCAAATGGTTCTATAATTCTCACAACCATCACCCCAACAATTTCCCCCATCTTCAAACCCAATACTTTTCAAAAGATCTACAGGGAATGGAACAGAATATTTCATATTTAAATCCATGATTCTAAAATTTGAAGTGTTAAATAAAGACCTATAGCTAATAATAGTAGTGATGCGAGTTTTACAACATCAATAACTTGCTGAACCAAAAGCTTCTTTTGGCCAAATTTTTTGTAAGTAATCTTTTGCAT